TTAGCTTTGCGAACATAGTACGTTGCCTCCTCTATCCTCGTTGTGGAGTAACTGGAACATGCTGATAGTCGTTTTGCTTATCGTTTGTTTCTTAATCGATGGGCCAGCTTTGAGTATGACGTGTGTAAATACGTAATAATTAGCGTCTGTTTCGAGATAAACGATCGTATGTATGTACCCTCCGACGTTCAGGTTACGCACCTTAAACATCAATACCTCGTTTTCTATTTCGATTGAATCTACGTTGTTAGTAATCTCATGTCGTAATTCTTCGGGTAGTTTTTCAAATGTTATGAATTGAATAGCGTTTAGTAACGATTTAAACTCATTCATTTCGCTTATCCCCTTTCACATTACGTATGTGTAATTCGTTATTTATGATTTCATCTTACACTTGTGTAATTCGCAAGTCAATAGTTATTGACGAAATAATTACGAAACTGTAAGATGTAACTAAGGATGATTAGGACGGAGGTACTACTATGAAGGTGACGCCACGTTTGTCGGAGATTTTAGCTGAACGTAACTTACGTCAAAAAGATTTAGCGGAGATGGCCGGTACGACAGAGGCTACTATTAGCCGATTCAGTCGTCAGTCCCGTTATGAAATCGAAACATTGATTCGTATCAGCAATGCGTTAGAATTGAAAATCGAAGATTTATTCGTTGTGGAGGACGCTAAATAAGGCGTTCTTTTTTCCATGGAGAAATTTACCGTTTGGTTTGGTATACTTATATTAGTATTAACAAACGGGAGTGGGCTAAATGGGGAAGAAATGGTTGAACAGATTTGGATTAGTTATTATAGGAGCATCACTCGCACTTGCTACTGGATGTACTCCGCAAGATAAAGAAACGGCTGCGCAAGAACAAGCACAAAAAGAGGAGCAAAAGGCACAAAAGCAAGCCGAAAAAGAAGCGGAGAAACAACGCAAGCAACAAGAGAAGGAAGAAAAGGACGCGAAGGATAAGGCTGAAAAAGAACAAAAAGACCAAGAGAAAGCTAAGAAAGACGAAGAAAATAAAGATAAGAAGTTTAAGGAAAGCATCGAAAAGATCGTTAAAAAGTCCGCTGGTAGAAGTAACTTACAGTCAGTCGAAATAAATAAGAATTACGATTTGCCGGAACCTAATAATAAAGTCGTATTGCTTAACTTAGAAAATGCAAACGATAAAGTTCTTACGTGGAATAACACTACGAATATACTAAAGAAGTTAGCTAAAGAAAAAGAGATTCAAAAAGTTATCTTTGTATGGAAAGCTGAATTGACGGATACATATGGAAATAAGAAAACTGAACCAGTCATGAAGATGAATATAGATCGAGAGAACTTAGATAAGATTAACTTTGACAACTTCGATTATAAAAACATTCCTAATGTCGTAAAAGATTACTGGGAACACCCTGCATTTAACAACAAGTAAATAAAAAACTCTACCGCCCTTCACAGGCGGTCTTTTTAATTCACGTCAATAATATCGATAAACTTAAACGTATTCTTGTGACGAAAAGCATCCGTACAGATGACAATCTTTTCTAAAGGATCGATGTCCACGACGGTATAGTAATTCGTACATACGTAACCATCTTCGTAGTATGTAATAAGTATCTCCTCTTCGACTAGTAACGAAGTAAGTAATCGATTTTCAATCCGTTCCTGGACGTCTTGCGTCATGATAGGACGTGGCACTTTCGTACTTTCCTTGATGATAGATCGGATACCAGCGAACTGTTCCGGCATACTTGCAAAAGGCTGCCACTTGATCATGCCTCTTCCCTTCGGCATATTACTGTTGCTCATATCAGTCATGATTTATGTCCTCCTAGTAATGTGTTTCTATATCTTGCGGTTGCATTTTTCGTATAGGAAACGCCTCGTAATATACTATTTTTACCGAACCGAGTACGTATTTCGTCCATGACCCGTGTTAACTTTACTTCCTTTTCACGCTGCACTACGTTATCAAATAACGAAATCTGCTCTTCCCCTTCGGTAACTAGATTCGTTAACGATATACTAACCGTTCGAATTGGCTCTCCTGTGTATAGCGTGTGTAAATAATATGTACAAACATTATAAATATCCATCGTTAGATTAGTCGGTCGATTTAACGTATGTGATTTACGTATACCGCCTCCGTATCCTTTGCTATAACCAATCGAAAAATGTACCGTTCGAGCGAGTTTATTTTGTCTTCGCAACCGGTAGCAAACTTCTTCCGTATGCTCTAGTAAAATGATAGGAAATTCATCTATCGTATAATCACGTAATAGTATCTGACTTTTAGCGATAGAAGTTTCCGTTGGTACATGCTTTTCCGATATACGGCTTAAATCTATGCCGTTACTATGTAAGTGGAGCTCCTCGCCGATCACTCCGAAACTTTGCTTCATATACTTCAACGGGTAACTCGCTAGGTCACCTATTGTGCGTATACCCTTCCGATTCAACTTCTCTTCCGTTTTATACGATATACCCCAAAATTTACTGAGTGGTCGTAAGCTCCATAACTTCTCGGGTATATCGTCATATGTCCATTGCGTAATTCCGTCTTGATTTTTCTTAGCTTCGACATCCATCGCAACTTTACTCATTAATAGATTCGGACCAATGCCGACAGTACATTCGATGCGAGTCTTAGCGTATATCTCACGCTTTAGCTTCAGCGCAAATTCGTACGGGCTACTCGCAAATAAGTGTAACGAAGCCGTCATATCCATAAAGAATTCGTCGATACTGTACTGGTGGAAGTCTTCGGGCGCTACATATTGTAACGCTAGTTTCGTTATGTAATTCGAACATTTAATATATGTATGCATGATCGGATTAACTATGAGTATGTCCGGTCTTTTAGGCACTTCGTATAACCGAGCCATTTTCTTAACCCCTAATGCTTTAAGTGGTGGAGTTGCCGCTAATACTATCGACCCACTTCGATTCACATCGCCTACTACGGCAAGCTTTGTATATCGTGGGTCTAATCCTCTTTTGATACAACTGACTGAAGCGTAAAAACTACGCAAATCGACACATAATATGATCCGTTTAGGCAAAAGAGAATAATCGTACAAGGTAATCACTTCCAATCTACAGAACGTTCGTTCTTATTATATACGAACTTACGTTCTTTTAAAAGTCTTTCTTAAGAAAATATTGGTTAAAATAAAAAAAGAACCGCCCCCTTTTACAGAGACGGTTTAAGTTTCGTTATATTAATTCACTTTCACATACGATTCACTAGCCGTAATGTGATACGTATTCCCTTTCGAATTATGCACCTTATACTGTGGTGAACCGTTTACGTCAACTTTGGCGTCGATAGTAAAGCCGAGTCCTACGTCTACCTTACCGGCTAAATACGACTTGTCCCACGTAGCTTTCGTATAGAAATTCAAGTCGTTTACTTTCGATACGACACGTTTACCTACTACGTTATTAATCTCGTTATTGATACCTTTATCATAACGAATATAAGACGAATCATACTTAATCCATTGGTCACCACCTAAGTTTAACCATTTGCCGTTAGGCCCATTTACTTCGCCCCAAACTTGGTATGCTTCCGGTTTACTTAACTTACGAATCTTAGAAAAATCAGCGCTCGGGCCTTTTCGTAAGTTAACGTTTGTACCATCGATATATGCAATACCGTTAGTTGGAGTAACGCTAGGTACTTCAGGCTTAACTGGCTTAGTAGGTTCCGTTGGGTTTACCGGTTTAACTTCGACAGACACTTCGTTATTATCATACGCTTTCTTTACATCAGCACGTAATTGAGCAATAGATACGCCGTGAGAAGCTAAGTATGCACGAGGGTCTTCGTGATCAGTACCGCCTAGTTTACGCGTTACATCTTCGTGAGTCCAAAGGCCTTGTTCGACCGATAGACCGTTATCCTTTAGAATCTTCGCTAGTAATTTAACGTAACGTTCGTACGAAGATTTAAACTTTGCTGGATTACTAGTTTCGGATAATTCAACGTGGACGAAGCGTTTGTTAGCCGCTGAACCCGCGCCATAAGCGATGTATTTCGTATCGGCGATTTGAATCGTTTCGTTCCAGTCAGTCGCAAAGTGAACGAATGCGTTATGCCAAGTACGAGCTTCATAGTTTCGGATATTAATAGCAGGTGCTTCCGGAGTGGCGGTCGAATGAGCTACGACCCCTTCATACGCACCGACTCCATATCGATAAGCCTGTTTCGGTAAATCTGGGATGAGCATGCGGTTAATCGACTCAGCAAACGCCCCTCCCATGAACGAAAAAAAGACTACCATTACGGTAGCCGTCGAGATAAACAATTGAGTTAGGCGATTCATTTTACGTCCTCCTTCGTATTTAAAATCTGTTTAATTTCCGTTACATCTTTCGATAGTGAACCGAAGGCTTTCGCTTGCTCTTCGATTACCTCCTGGTTCTTCTCGATTACCTCTTGATATTTACCTTCGCGTTCTTTACTCTCCTTACGTGAATCGAAAAATAGCCAAACAAAAAGGACTGCTAAGAGTCCTTGTGATAGTGCTAATTTAAAAATTTCTTCCGGCATAAGCATCGTCATCCTCCTTTTCAGACAAAATAAAAAACAGCTTATGGCTGCTCTGTTTGCGTTGTATTTTCAGTTGTTGGTGGTTCTTGTGGTGGGTAGTTACCTGTTATTGTTTTATAATCATCTGCACAAATATTCTTTTTCGCAAATCCCATGTCTAATTCATATAGACGTGCACCACGTTTACAGATTTCGCACCTTGTTGCAATCCGGAAACAAATTGTTCCATCAGACATTTCCCTCCACACTTCAACTTTATTACTTCCTTTTGATATACCAGCGTTATCTAGCATGTCGAATGGTATTTTTAATACTACTCCATCATCTGAACGCTCTAGATCGACTAGACGTCCTAGAAATGGAGTCCCTTCATTAGGCTGCACTGGCATACCTTGCAAATCTTTGTATTGTTCCATGAGTCCCATCCCCTCCTTACTTTCTATCCAAGGGCATTAAATTGCCAACCATTCGCGTTATTAACATAAAAACCAACGCCGCGATTACCATCCACAAACCGAATATGTCCCCAGCCTTGAAATGCATTACCACCAAGATTAACCCCTTGTACTGCTCGGATATTGTTATGGAATTTAGCATCTAACTTACCGCCAAAATCAAATGTTTGTCTATCTTGAGCAACCGATATAAAACCATGGTCGTTACCGAATTCCAAACTATCGATTGGCATCATACCGGAGTATATTTCCGCACTTTGTGCTTGCCATTCATACATAGAAGGATATTTCCCAGTAACCAGTTGAACACCAGAAGCACAAACGGCAGTTCCTTTTGAGATGTCACCATCCGCTGACTCTACTTTTATAACAATTGCGTGTTCTCCAGGTTTGTAATTAGTGGGCACTGTGAACGTAAACGCCCTTCGTTGAATATCACCATAAAACGTGCTAGGAGCATCGAATGAGAGTTTTGATTCATACCATATATCATAATGAACATTATCTCGATAAGTAACGTAACAGACATGTAACTGTGGTCTAGCGGTCACCCTTTTACCATTAATCGTAGCGCATCGGAAATGTGCCGATAGGGTATAAACATTACCTGGATGTATACCATTCTTCACAGTTATCTCGGGATAATTAAACATGTCAACACGCGTCGCATTAACCATTCGTTCATAGTCAAAGTTGTACGTATTATTCTCTATAACAACATTGCCATTAGGTCTCCAAAATTTACCCATCTCAAATTGGCTATACGAAGTGTTACCAACCATTACTTTCTTTGGAGTACTAGAGAAATCGTGATCAATAACTAAGTTCCTTTTAGATAAAACCGTAGTTCTTAGCCCTCTTTCATCTTGATATAAGAAGTCGGCCATACTTACGTCTACGCCATCTTTATTAATTGTAATTTTACTATTTTTAATGGTAATCAAATCAGCGTTGATACCTTTGGCTGTAAGCCACGTGACAATTGTATCGGCGTTAATTTCTAGTTTCTTAGCATCAATTGTAATTTTTCCGGGAGACATATTGATGGCAGTAACAATACCATCCTTTAAAATCTGTGCGATAATTCCTTCATCTAACACTTGTAACTTAGATTCCGTTTTTTTTACATAGGCATCATAAGTATCGTTTATAAAGGTTTCCTGATTTTTTGCGAGGATAGTAACGCCTTCTCCATTTGCTGTGATGCTTCTTTCTAACTCTGTAACTTTTTGATTGTATTTCTCAGTAGCTACTCTATTAGCGATATCTTCCATCATTTTATCAACATCATTTTGATCTTTCGGATGTAACCAAAATTCACTTGCTATAGTGCCACGTTGCAACATAGGTGCAGCACACCACAAACGCCCATTTCTTGTAACATAATAACGCCATCTCACAAACGATGCATTAGCAGGTGCTTTGTCTGTGCATACAGCACGAATCCACGTATTATTTACAACCTTGACATTAGTTCTAGTTGTTTTAATACGAGTTTTTTTATCAGCAGTCCACCACTCAATTTCAATAAATGCACCGCCACTATCAATAGGTGTTTTCCCGTCAGTATTGAAATAACCTGATGCAACAAATTCCTCGTTAACTTGACACTCAATGAATTGACTTGTTAGACCCCACCAACGATCTTGAGTCTGTCCAGTAACGGTAATTGCGAATGTATTCATACCTTTGTATTTCAGATTTGTATCAACAGAACCAGCAGCCCCATTACCACTATTCCAAATCCAATATTTCTGTCCTAACTTAAAATCAGCATCACGCAACTCGTTGACAGTACCTAAACCGCCAACATAGTCCTCAACATCTTTCTTTTTCATTGTCAGATTCAATGCCTCAGAGTGTTGTTCTATCGTTGTAGCAGCTTCGGTTAATTGTTTTCCTTGCTGCGTTTGTGTTTCTTGTAATTTTTTAACGGTTGCGGTCGTTCCTTCTGCGTTCTTTTCTACAGTGTTAACACGTTCACTGAATTTGTCTTGTGTTTTTTCGACTGTTTTAATGCTTTCTGTAATACCTTCCACACTTTTTGTAATTTCATTTGTTTTCTTAGTAAATTCATCAGTTGTTACTTGGTCTTCTGGTGCTGGTGTCCATTCAGTTGCTTTATTACCTATTTCTATTTGGAAATTACTAATTTTCAGAGTACCTACCAAACCATCACAACGCATGTTTACAGCAAGAAACGCTGCTGTACCTGTAGGGATTGAAGCGACGCGGGAATATCTCCCCTTTTTATTCGTAGAACTAAAGGTAACAGCACCTGTAAACCCAGGATAGGGATTACTTCCCTGCATGTACATCTTACCCGCAGGTGCATCACCGATAACTTCCCAGTCAAAGGAAACCATAAACTCCTTGCCGTCCATAATGTCGCGGGAATCACCTGCTACAAATTTGTAAATAGTTGCTGTTTGGTTATTAATATTAGTACCAACCATAACAGCCGGAATAGTTGTACCTACTACAACGTTACGCCCACCTATTTTGGTATTAATAACTTTTGTTTCTACACTCTCTAACTTTTCACTAATCTTCCCAGCTTGCTCTTTAATTTCAGTCGTTGTTTTTGTTAACTCTGTAGTTGTTTCTTGTACTTTAGCAATCGTCTTTTTTGTACCTTCGGCAGTTTCTTCAACTGTATTTAATTTTTCAGTAATTTCACCGTCTTTTTTTGTTAATAATTCTATAGATTTTGTAAAACCTTCGTTGGTTTGTTTCATTTCAGAGACAGTTTTATTAATTTCACCTTGAGAGTTTTGTACATTTTTAATCGTTAGAGAAACCTCTTGAAGATTTTCTTTCACTTCCTTGAATTGTCCAGAAGTTTCGTTTTGTGCATCTTCCACTTTTTTATTTAACTCTTCTTTTGTGGATTTAATATCCTTGTTGACCTGCTCCAAGGTTTCTTTCTTTACTTTTTCTACATCAGGAATCAGCAATTCCCACCCATTACCGTTCCATACTTTTAAAACACCTGGCTTACCATTACTAATATCTCGCCACAGAGTTTTGCCTACTGTGAGGTTATCAGTTGGCGGATTAGCAGATTCGATGATGTTAACCGTATTATTTTTTAGGTTTTCTTGAACTTTCTCTGCTAATTCTTTAGCCCCTTGAGATTCTTTTACAGCTTGGCCAGATTCTTTCTTTGCCTCTTCAGCTAACTTTTCTAGTTGTTCTAATAGTTCCTTGTTAGCTTTATTCCCCAGAGAGGCAAGAACTTTGTTATATAACTTCCGTAATTCTTCATTAGCATCCACAATTTCACGATAGTCGCCAAATACATATTTATCTTGTGTAGGATCAGTAAAAGATTCATCACCAGCGATAACACGAGCCTCGAGATATAATTTTGGCGTAAATCCTGTATCTTTGATTTTGATTGTATCGCCTTCATTGACTAATTCGTGCGCTAGTCCGAAAACTCTTCCGATAGAAGCTGCCTCTACTTCATAAGCAACAGAAGTATTAACACGTTTTTTAAACTCAGTTTTCATGAGTGTCATTAAACGTTGAGGTGTCATATTTTGATCTTCTGTTTCTGGTGTATAAAAACCAAATTTATGTTTTCCGCGTTCATTCCACCTCTGGAATGCATCGCTATCAGTAATATAAGGAAGCCCATTATTGATACTCTCAACTGTAAGTATCTTATCGCCTTCTCCTTTAACGAAACCCACTAATGCTGTACAAATATTCCGTGAATGTTCGATACGTTTGACGCCAATCAAATCTTTACCGAGCTCTACTTCTTTACCTGTTTCTCGGCCACGTTTCTTTACCATGTCGACGTACCAACCGGTGATTTGAGAGCCTACTACTTCTACACGATATTGAATTTCTAAATCGAATAACGCAGCGATTTTCTTTAAAAATGTAAGAGGATCTATAATTTCATCGATTGTAATCGTGTGGAATCCAGCGTATTCTGTTACACCACGTTTCCATTTCATCCCTATGAGAGCCATATCGATAAGTTCGTTTACCGTCTTGCTTTCAATTCGTTGCGGCATTATATAGCCGTCTTTTGCTATTTGACTCCAAGCGCCAGAAGCATGTACGGTAATTGATCTATCATCAGAATCTTTTTCGACTTCATTGTTGATTACATATGGAACCATTCGACCATCACGAACTTCTTTTACAATTAAATTCTGTTGTTGCAAAGTAACTGCGTGAGGTGTTCCGTCAAAAGTTTTAAACTCTAACATATCAACATTATTTTTGATTTCCCAATGACGAATATCATCCCAATAGTCTTTCGGTTGAATAACTGAAGCTATTTGTTCGGTCTTAAAATCCACGACATGTAATATTCCGTTCGGCGTTCTCATTTAAATCTCTCCCTATAGCTGACTGTCGCTGTGAAATCTGGCGGCATGATATCGATACGATTTTCGCCTCGCATTACGGTCGGAAAATTACTGAAAAACTCTTTTAAATTTATAGCATCCTTACCGTTTATTGTTACAAGACTCCGTTCCGTATCAACAACGATTTTATCTCCAGTATCGAAAATATACGGCTTCGTATTATCCGGTACTTTATTGAGCTTCCAAATCTTCAAATCGTCCACTTGCATCGTATAAACAGGGGTATTCCGATCCCATCTACAGATTGCAATCATGACTTGAGCAATCTTACGCCCCGTCATTGGATTCTGCTTGTTAATTTCACTTGTATCAATCCAACGTTCAACAAGCGATGCATCATCGATTTCTGTACCATCTTTAAAACGAGCCGCGTAAACTGACCATTCATTTCCTCGTCTTGCTATACGTAGTCGCCCATAGAAATTGTTGAATGTATTAGGATGTGCGCCACTTGTATCAAATAATATACGAGAGCTGTTAGGCGTTCCGCTATTACCAATTCGCATATGTGCTTTCGTAATTTCAGCATCCCAATACAAATCATTCATGTTTATACGTGCTACTACTTCGCTTGTTTCACCTAACAATAAGATTTCCACACGCCCCATTTGATCTATGTTTTTAGATTGCAAATGCACACGTGCTTCCATTTCAAAATCCTGTAATGATCCTCCAGGAATATTCTTCTTCACAATACCGCCGTGAAAACCTTTCGTACCTTCTTCACCATAATAAGGACAATAAAGAGCCGTACCATCTTTCACCTTAAGCTCTCCTGTACCGTTCATATCATCAAACAGTCCCTTTACAGGAGTCCATCCGATAGTTGTCGACATGTCGTCCCACATGACTCTCTCTCGTTCTTGTACTGTTGTTTCCTCAATTGTTAAAGGATAACCAATACGGAAATAGTCACGCCTATTTGGATATGGCCCATACCAAACATCTAAAAATGTACTTGGTTTATTTGCCTGAATTTCTATTAACGCAGGAGCTTCTACACTACCTTTATTCGTAAAATAAGAAGTTATTTCTGTAGTTGCCTCCCTAGTAAATGTATTCGTATTTGTTTTTCCTAGCTTATAAGGCATTAAACATAATATTGAAATAGTCGCTTGATGAATATTGGATTTTTCAAGTTTTTCTTCGACTGCTTCTTTAATTCCGTAATATGTCAGATCAGGTTCGTCAGTAAACGAAATTTCTACAGGTCCCTCGGTATTCAATAGATTGTTTAATTCATCTATACGTTTTCTCAATTCAAAGAGAGAGACTCCCTTAAGAGAGAAGTCTACTTCTAATACCCTCTTGGGAGTCCTTTTACCTAAAAAATATGAACCTGGACGGTGGGATAACGTTAACTCATTAATTTCATCACTTAAAATCCCGCGTCCTCTTATATCGTTAACCATAAAAAAGCCTTGCTCGTACTTCTTCTCGAAATATTCCTCTAAATTCATCCCGTTAAAAACTAGCAATCTACCGCCCTCCTTAAAATACTTCTTTTCGTATTCTAACCGCCTCTTGTTCGCCAGAGATGTCGTCAACAAATCTCGAAAACTCTTGCTTACCGAGTTGTATGTTAATATTCGCTGGTTGCTTATCTCTAGACGGTTGATTATCGTACTGACTCGATTTATTCATACTTGGCGTAGATTTAACTGATTGGTAAGCGCCTAGACCGTTAACACCTCTCGGTATTGATGCACCTGTATCCACCGCTAACATTTCTGGCTTCATCCAATCTGACATCTGTTGTGTCGTACGTTGCACCGAACTTTTCATTCCGTCAACACCATTAATCCAACCTTGCATCATGTTTACGCCGATCATATCGCGCATCCAACGTGAAGGAGAATGAATCGAGAACAGTCCTGTTAATTTATCCTTAATGCCGTTACCAATCTCGGTTACCTTGTCCCAAATACGACTAGCCATCGAAGTTATACCATTTAGCATGCCTTCCATGATGTTCTTACCGATATCCATTAGGTTAATCCCTTTTAAGAACGAGATGATCTTATTCCATATATTTGATACCGTATTAGACATTGCGTCTAGGATACTGGAAGTCGCGGAACTAGCTGCATTCCAACCCGCAGAAATGATATTTCCAATCGCTGAAATTACTGATGAAATCACATTACGTATTCCCTCGAATATAGATTTAACCACGTTCCATACCGCATTTAATACGCTAGAGAAAATTGATTGGACTAAATTCAATCCGTTACGTACAATTACACCTATTAAAGAAATCGCTCCATCGATAATACTCTTTATTAACGACATTACATTTGACGTAATCCCCTTAACTGCATCCCATGCACCACTCCAATCACCTTTCAATATCGACGTAAATAGTCTGATAATGTTCGTGATGATGCCGATAACAGATTTAATAACGCCCATTACCGCTGGGAATACCGCCTGCACAATTTGTAAAATGAATTGGATCGCTGGAATTAATACGCCTTTAATAATCTCGGCCACACCCTGGAATAACGCTGAAATTACTGGTATTATCGCTTGGATAATCGACATAACTACCGGAAACACCGCTTGTACCACCTGTAAAATAAGCGGAATCACTGTCGTAGCAACTATCGTTATAATTTCTCCGAATAATTTAATTAGCTCAATTACGATTGGGATAGCCGTCTGAATAATAGATTGAATCACCGGAAAGACTTGTTGTACAATCATGAGTAAGATCGGAACTGCTTCCTGTACTATAATCACGATAATATCTGCAAATGTTTTCAAGAGCATTACCCATATGCCAACTGACGTTTGAATAACATTTAAAATCGCCGGGAACACTTCTTGTGCCACCTGCGAAAGCATCGGCATTACTTCAGCCGCTAACTCTGAAAACATCTGAGATAATTCTTGGATTACTTGAGTTATTGCTGGCATAATTCCAATCGTTGTTTCAGCGAACAGTTTCATCAAATCCGTTACCATAGGCATCATTAGTTGAATGTTCTCACCAAATAGCTTAAATAAATCCGTTGCTAATGGCATTACTTGTTTTACGACGTCACCAAAGAGGCTCATAATAGTTGAACCAAGTTCGCCAAACGCTGCGCCTAACTCTGCAAATGCCGGACCTAATGACGCAAAACTTTCCATAATAACTTGCCCGGTTTTTTGAAACTCCGGAGCTAATGGCGCAAACGCGTCGATAAATCCTTGTGCTAATGAAGTTATTATCGGCATGATTACGGAAGCTACCGTACTGAAGACACCTTTTATTGATTCCCACGCTGACATCAGTGCTGATTTTGCTTGTTCATTTGTGTTTACGAGTTTGAAAATCGTAGCACCTAATGAAGCGACAATAGCGATGACCCAGCCGACAGGTCCAGACACACCTAAAAACGTTAGTCCTAATCGGACGATTAACGGTGTTAATGTAGCGATTGTATTACCTATCGATGCGAATGAAGACTTAATATAATCTACGACTGGCGAAATCGCAGAACTAATACCTGAAAACTTAGCACTTATTCCTTCGATAGCTGAACCGAAAGCCCCGCCTATCATTTGCCCAAGTCCGATAAACTTCGCTTTTACGGACTCAAAAAAAGCACCTATCGCGCTACCCATCGCTGAAAACTTAGCGGGGATAGTTGCAAGATACGCACCGAATGAATCTAAAGCCGATTTCATAGATTCTACTGCGGAAACAGTAACATTTTTAATGGATTCCCAAGCACTATTCATTGCGTTACGGACTGTCTCGTTATGTTTGTATAGTTGAACTAGTGCTACACCTAATAGAGCTATTATTCCAATTGCTATACCAACAGGACCTAACAGCGCACCAATTATAGTTCCTAAAATAGTAATCCCTTCAACTAGCACACTAATAATTGAGCCTAACTTACCTATCGCTAAGAATAATTTGCCGAATACGATTATAGAACTACCTATACCACTGATTAAAAATCCCAATGCAGCCATAAAGACAGTAAATACTGCTCCAGCTGTAACTACTGTTGCAATTGTTGTTTTCATCGTTGAGGATAGCCCGTTGAACCATTCCGATGCTGCCTTAATTGCATCAGCTACTACGACTATCGCTGGTGCTAAAGAATCCGTAAATGCACGAGCTGCTACGTCAACTGACGATTGCATTTTAACTATTGCACCTGCCCAACCTTCGAGCATTGAGTCGGCTGCTTTTTTCGAAGCTCCATCCGATTTGATAAGTGATTGCGTAAGTTTATCGATTTTCTCCGGGCCTGCTGAAACAAGTGCCATCATACCGGAAACAGCTTCCGTACCGAAGATAGTAGCTAGTGCGGCACCTTTCTGAGCACTTGTCATTCCGTCCATACCTTTTTGCAATTCGCCGATAATTTGAGAAAGCGACTTCATATTACCTTCACTATCGGTCGTAGTAACGCCTAGTTCTTTCAACATATTCGCTGCTGCTTTCGGCGGTTTTACTAAACGGAGCATTGCCGATCTTAACGCTGTACCAGCCGTTTCGCCTTTGATACCCGCGTTAGACATGATACCAACTGACGCTGCAAGTTCTTCCATCGAAATACCTAATTGAGCTGCCGGGCCAGCCGCATATTTAAATGCGTATTGCATATCGTACACGCCTGCGGCTGTTGCATTTGCCGCTTGAGCTAGTACGTCGGCAACATGTCCGCTATCTTTCGCTTCCATACTAAACGCATTTAATGCGGAAGTTATCGTATCAGCTACCATTCCAAGATCTTCTCCGGAAGCTGCGGCCGCTGATAGAACGCCTGGTAACGCTGCGGTTGATTGTGCTGCGTCAAATCCTTTCGCTCCTAGCTCAGCATAAGCTGCCGCGACTTGGCCGGTTGAATATACGGAGCTAGTCGCCATTTCCAAGATATCTTTCTTAACTTGTCCATACGAACCACCAGTGAGTACCGCTGCTTTTCTCGTTTGCTGTTCGAATTCCATCGAGTTCTTAATCATACTTCCGAAAGCTTTACCGGAAGCATAAGCAAGTGGAGCAAAAGCCGTTGTCATACTTTGCCCCACTGCCTGTACCCTACGCCCCATTTCTTGCGCTTGATTACCTACATTTTGAAACGTCCGTTGCCAACCTGACATATCAGGAGGCGGAGGTGGTGCCGGTCTAGGGATCGGCGGGATTGTTGGCACATTAGGAGCTGGAATATTTATCTGCTGACTTACTGCCTGTTGGAAGTTGCGCCAAAGCTGTGTTGCTTGTGTCAAGCTACTTCGTAACGATGATATGTCCGCTAATAGTTGTACCTCTACTCTATTTTGACTAATAATTATTCACCGCCTTTTCCGTTCTGACTTCGTAATGCTCGTTCGATGTCGTCGAATAAAGCTTCGTTTGCGTGAATTTTTTCCGTTAATCGTTCACGCTCTTTTTCTTTTGTTTCTATCGCCCGAGCATTTTCTGGACGTTTAAAGATGTCGTCTAGACTTTTTACCTTCTCGCTCTGGGCATTTCGGTAAAATAACGCTTGAACACTAGCAATCTCGTAAGTATCTAGTAGACGCTCGCGGTATCCGGTAAGCATAATGTGGTATTCTTTAATGCTTAACTGTTTCGATTCAAGCGTTGACATTCCAAAATATCGAAAACAATCGGCCTGTAAATCATCAACGTTTATTCGTACAGACTCTCGAACGCTTTCTTCTGATCCTCGCCCATGCTCGCTAGTAATTTGTTCACTGTCTTCTGGAAGAAAAAACTATTGAGAACAACCGCTTTATTGAACTTTAAGATGTCGTCGAAAGATAACTCTTCAGACAATAATTGGCGTTCAATTTCTGTCTCAATATCTTTTCGTGTAATACCTTCACCTGTATGGATTAACCCGTAATAAATTACGTCAACAAAATCTTCAAGACCACCTTGCATCGCTTTTTGTACAAATTCAAACGGCCCGCCGTTGCTATCAATTAATTTAATTGCTTCAAAACCGTATTTAAGCTCATGTTCTTTCCCTTTCACTTCAAAGCGTGTATATGATTTAGTCATCTATAAAAACCTCCGTTAATTAGTTATATTTATTTGCAAAATTAGTAGGTGGAGTTTCCCCCACCTACTAATCAATTCTTTATGATTTAACGTCTGATCCATCAGGTGCTCCAGATGGGATTGTTGTAATTTTTCCTACAGATAACCCACCGTTTAGTTTCGCCTCGATAGAGTACTTCGAGAACTCCTCATTTTCATGCGAAAGCTCAACGCTACTTAACATAAACGTACCACTCTTCGATTTATACTCACCTGCTTTTGCACTTCGTAAGGAAACTTCGTGAATTTTAACGAGTTTCTTATTCGTAATTGCTTCCTCGATGTAATCAAGAGCTTCGTCACCTTCCGTACTTACACCCTCGATAGATACAGACTGTGTTACATCCCCGTAATCACTACCAGATTTGTCTTTTGTTTTTAATTCAATTTCACCTGCTTCGATAGAACGTGAACCTGATGTTTGATTAAATAATCGGACTGTTTTCGAAGTACCCGTCACTTGTGGAATGTCGATTAAATATAACGTTTCTTTCCCTTTAAACTCAGGTGATGCTGCTTGTGTTGTTACTGGCGTTTCAGCTGTCCCAGCCATCCATATTCCTCCTTAATTTAAATCCTAATTGTGATAAAGCTAAGGTGTTTCGCCGTTACTTGAGTGATATCTGCTTGTGGAATCGGCTCACATGACGAAACCTCTGCATATAAAAAACCGACTAGCGTAGGTACCTTCGAACTTGTGTTGTGCAAGTCGATAGGTCGCCTTTCTAGTCGGTCGATGATTCTATCTTGCAATTCATTTCGGTTAGATACTATATCGGAATAAACTCCGATTTGTATTAGGTGATTTCGTGCGTAATTATCTTTCGAATACCTATCAACGGTTCCCGTTAGTGATTCAATCGTAAGAAACGGTTTTGCTTTTCCAGTTAAGGAGATCCCATCGTACACCCAAGTAGTAGGAGCGAATTCATCTAATGATTTCTTCAGCGAATACATTACGTCATTTACTGTATACATCGTTATAAACCTCTCGCTGTTCGTTGCACCGTTTTTTCCAAGTCAGAAACTAACGGTTGCTCGCCTTCGAACATTGTCTTACGCATGAATCCTTTTTTCGTTTTATGTGTGTATTCTTGAACGGCTGCATATTCGACTTCTGATCCGTAAGACCATCCCGTTTTATTTCCGTTGAAAGCTTTCACACTTGGCGGAATACTTCCCGCTAAATTACCTGATTCAACAGGCGCTCTGTTAGAAGCTGTATTCGCTTGTAATCTCGCATGTTTCTCTACCGTATTCGCAACAGGTGTTTTATAGCGATCAGGATTATTCATACGGTAAATATTTTCGAGACCTTTAATTCTCGCGCTAACTTTCATTAAATCACCCTCTTTATGACTACTTCTCGGCGATTGACTCCGCCTAAACCTCGTTCATCAACAAGCATGATTACATATTTGATGCCGTTTCTTTCGAGGTATTCGACGTTATTCAAATCAATATCGAGTCGGAAAGTAACGAGTGCCTCGCCCTCTTTTACGTCTGTACCTGCGAATTTCACATTATCTTCTAGCGTGAATTTCTTCCAAACGACTTGCACCGTTTCTTTCGTGCTCTCACCGTTAATTACTTCGCCAGTAATCGGGTCTTCTTCCGATGTGCCTTTTCGCCATAAAATAATAGACTCACGACGGTTCTGTTCAATTAATTCACGATTGGCTCGAATTTGCTCGATATCTTTTTCGGTTAACACTCGTTATTCCTCCTCTCCAATAATGTAATTTAAACGAGATGAGCATTGTGGATGCGGACTAATCAGTTGAGCTAGTAACCCTTCAGGTATCTTTTTCGGATATCTACCCGGTCCTAATCCGTAAGCGTCACGTCTAGCTAACTTGTAACACATATGCTTTGAGTGATATCGGTGTCGATGTCCGTTATCTACTATCTTGTAACCTGTAACAATATCGCTCTCGTTGCCGTTATAAATAGTAGCCGCTCGGTGTGTATTGTTGCTCTCCGTAATTGCTACACGTTCGATTTTCCATTTCTCGTTATCGTGTGCTTCCCGTATTTTCTGAGAGATTGAACTAATGCTTTCACCTTTAAGTACAGCCGGTCGTATTACCTTCGTTAACTCCGCTCGCATATCACCCGCTAGATTCCACACTCGGTCAGACAGTATTAAACCGTCCTCACCTCTCCGCTTTAGCATGTAGCTCACGATATCCTTATTTATGGAATCTAAAGCCGTTACGTTTAACGGAGTCTCTGCAAGTTTAGAAGTCGTCCATTTCGCCGTATCATTTATCATTTTTTCGAATGATGCACCCGCTTGCTTACGGAACTCCTTTTCGTAATGGTCTAAATCTCGTAATAAGGCATTAAGTCTACCCCGTTTAATTACACCGTCTTTTTGGTAGTCGTTAATTAAATCCAATAAAAAAAGACGGATTAGCATAATAGCACCAACCGTCTCTTCTACTTGTTTTTCGTTCTCTTTTTCGTATTGCTTCGATATTTTACCAAGCGCTTCGTCAAATTCATTTTGTAACTCGCTCACGAAACTACCTCCAATCCGCCCTCTTTACAAATGTCTGACTAGCGCCTTTGCCACGTCTATATTTTCGATATTGTTTACGTGCGTCAGCCGCTAGTCTTTGGTAATTTGTGAAGATCATAGATTTATCGACAGCTTCTTCACCATCGGTATATTTAAAAAACCGAGCCGAATCTGCTGCAATAGCTTCATAAGCAAATGTGAGCGCAAGATAAAATACCGCATTAGCGTTATCTTCTTCCGTAAAATCCGATTCGACTAAAGCTTCGGCTAGCCAAGCGTCAATGTCAGTCGACGTAACGCCTGGTACTTTTGATAATCGAGACTGCAATCGTTCTGATACCGTCATTTGGCGTCACCTCCGTTATAGTAATTAACTCATGATTCCTGCTGACCTTAGTTTCGTAAGTAATGAGTTGAAATCCGATACAAGGCCTGTTATATCTGTAGCCACACTATTAGGTTGTGTTGCGACCTTGCTTGCGGCTAGCTTTCCGTTAAGTGTATTTTGAAGGTCTGTTATATTAGCGATTGTATGCGTATGAGTAGCAGGTGGGAACGTACTCGGCTTATTACTAACATCTGACCAAGTAACATTAATTGAACCACCTGAAGACTCTTGTAAAGTTTTTATGATATCGCCTAACTTAACATCATTGGCAACAGGCATTGATAAATTTAAACGTTTCACTTCATTTTCTGAAATAGCCATCTGTAGCACTCCTTTCATATAAGTAAAAAGGCGACTTATTAGTCGCCGTTAACTATAAAACTGTTTTTGAAATTCCGCTTAATACAGCAATTGATTCTTTTGCATTCTTAATTTCGAAACCAAGCTCACCGCGGATTACACGAGAGAAATAGTCTCCACCTGGTAATGTTGCATCTTGGTCGTAGATAGGTGTTAAATAACGAGCCTTAATGTTGCTTGTGTCTAGTAGTAATGCACGGTCTTTTGGCATGTTTTGGTCGACTACTACACTAGAAATTGCTCCACCTGGCAAATCAGAAACGAACGATAAGATTTGGTACCCAGCCGATGTATCTTGGCGAGTTGTACGGATAGTGTCGCCACCTAATTTCGTAATTTGTCGCGCAACATTAGGGGCACATAGGATTGTATTTGCTGAACCACCTCGAACAAATACTTGCTCTACTGCGTCATTTAACGATTTAGCATCGATTTCTTTACCTTTGAAATCTTGTACGTGTGATTTTTGCTCATTAGCGAACGCAAATAAACCTCCAGAAGTACGTGGTTGCTGCCCATTCCCTTCGAATTTACGGCCATAGATCAATGAGTTGTTGATCTCACGAATCATTTCTTGAAGACGTAGGTTAACTTGGTAATCCAGTTCGTCCTCGACACCGTAAGTATTAACTTGTTGTTGTGTACGAGATACTGAAGCATATCTAGAGAAAATCTGAGATAAGTTGAATGACACAAGACGATCGTTAATCTCGTTCTTACGGAAAGTATCTTCACCTTCAGGGCGTGGTCTAGCAATTACTTTTAATTCACCTTTCGCTTCAATCGCTTCTGGTGTCGTCTCATCGTATCCACGTTGAACAGTGATTTTGTCAGCTAACTCATCTACTGATAACACACGTAACACTTCTAGACCGTTTTGGACTAATGCATTTTCTGCAAATTTACGTGCTTCTCCTTCGTCTAATGTTAATTCTGTAACATCTGCTTTTGCTGCTGTCTTTACGATACCTGTGTCACTGTTTAAATAATCATTCTGCCATTCGAATTTTGTTTGCGTAAGTGCTTCCCCTGTACCAATAATACCGAATAATACCGGCGCTTTCGTAAGAATTAAGTCTACATTCGCCTGCATTTGACGAACCTGTTGTTGGAAATTATAAGTATTTGCTACTGCCATTTTTAATAGCCTCCTAATTGTTTTTTAATATAAAAAGCCGTCGGCTTGGAACCAACGACTGATCTACTTCTTCGATTTTAATTCGAGTATTTTGTTGTATAATTGCGTAACCTTACCCGCAAGTTTAGGGTTAACTAACGCTTCGGTTTTCGCTTCCACTAGCTCTTTTTCTAACGCTGATAATTCGTTAGCTTTAGGGTTAGTTATGGGATTAGCTCCGCCTGACGCATCCACTCCGATAACTTGTTTGAACATCCACGGCTTACTTGCCTTTAAAGATTCAACCGCTGAATCTACGCCTTGGATATTCCCTTCTTCATCCACGTTAATTTCCGACTTATCTAATAGCGCCAATACATCATTTGGATCGTTAGCATTCAAGGAACGTGCAACACTCTTAATTTCCGTATTTAAGATTCGAGCGTTTGCCTTTTCTTGTGCTTTCTGCGCTAATTCTGAAGCTTCAATCGCTTTTTTAGCCGCTTCATCTTTTTCGGCTTGCAAACGTTCTACCTCAGTCATTTCTTGTTTCTTTCGTTCTTCTTCCGCTTGCTCAAACGCAACTAATTTCGCTTTAAGGTCATTATAGTCTTCGTATTTTTTGCGCTCGCGATCAAGTCGTTTAGCAACTACCTCGTCAACCTGTTCTTGTGTGAGAGTTTTCGTTTCGTCTTTTGGGTCAGTTACGACAACATCTTCTTTTACTACTTCACTCATACCATTACCTCCAACCGTTTTAAGCCCGTCGGCTATAATTTAATTCGTCCGAAAGTTTAATGCCATTCCGTAAGGCCTATTTACATCACTCTTTATAAGGGTCCTGCGTTTGTCTTTTAAGTTGACGTTCTTGAATAATCTCCATAAACTTCTGTTCTGCGTTTTCTTTACCACTTCGTGTAATAGCACCTTTAATGGATTCAATTTCGTTGGATATCTCCTCGCCCAACTGCTCGATTAACGCTTTTTGATCTTGCGGTAAAGGTAATCCGAAAATAATCTCGCTAGAGTAATAGTTGTCTATCTTTGCAAGCATTTCCTTATCGTACTTAAAACGTGGGTGCTCTTGTCTCGCTTTCATATATCGAAGGATGTATTCGTTTAATGTCTGTAAACGCGATTGCCATATTACCCATGAGCGCTGAGTCTTCGAAATAATCGAGCTGAACATAAGTTGAATGGCCATATCGTTAATACCACCTGTGTTCATGTCGGCTGTGTTTACGATTGGTACCTCCGCTTTTTCATGTAATCTTTTTTGCAAACGGTCAAGATACGCTTCAATCGTTTCCTTAAACTTAAACCCGCTTTCTAACTTACTTGCACTAGGTACTCCGCTCTCCTTATCTCCGTCACCGAGATTCCATTTCGCACCTGGAGCGATTTGTAACGGATTCTTCGGGTCCTCGTCTACATTAACAAGTAGATTGATAGCAAACATCTCAAAACGAATTGCATCCGAGTAATCCGACATCTTACGGTCAATCTCTTCCGACAACTCAATCGTTTTTTCTAATTCACTGTAACCGGTAGTTCGACCGCTTAGTTTCTCAGTAGGAACGTGTACTACCGGGATAAAATCGAGTCCCATTGACGAACGTTCAACCCTGGACTCTTGTACGCTTAAATCTCCGTCATGGACAGCCTCTTCTATTTCGCAGTCGTACGTCCCAGCTTCTTCGTGCCAGACCAAGTAATACGAGAGTTTCCACAATCGAGTCTGCTCATCGTCAAGCCATGCAATGAAATGTACAGCGTCTAACTGATCCTTATCCCATTCGTTGTGCACCGCAATGACTTCCGTAGATGGATGCCAAATAATTTTAAATTCTCCACGTCGGTTATCGAAATGAATACGTGCGTAAACACCCGTTCTAGAAATTGAACGGTCTTTTGCTGCGGCTAACAGCTTTTCGTGCATTCGATTATCGTCCCAAACCCACGTTAATAATCGCTCTTTTGCTTTTGCTCGACTGTTTTCCGCTTGTTGTTCATCACTAGGTGTATAGCCTGGCTGAATCATTAGCGCTGGGTCGTCTAAGACATCGGGCGGAACTGTTACTTTCGGCTCCTTCTCGAATTGCCAAGCCGCAATCGTATCGACTATCTTTCGTGGATAGTTAAGTTCTAATTTCGTAGGCTCATAATCCAGTTGCGATGGATTTGTATAATCAGACCAAACATTCAAGTCTCCGTCATATCGTCGATATAGTCTGATTTCATCAAGGATTCTTTGCCATTCGGTGTCTCCTAATGCTGTACGTATAGGGACGACATATTCGATTGGATTCATTAAATTTCTATCAGGGAAAATTCGCATATGTTACCTCCTTTCTTTAATATCGATAGTTACCTGCGTTTCCTGCTTTTCTTTTACGTCCTTTGTCCGTAACTGAAACAGCCATTTCTAAACTATCAGGTAAATCGTCATGCATATTTGTTCCATAGTACTGAAACTGTTCGAGTAATAGCGAGTGTCTTCTATCGAACTGGATTTCTCCGTTTTCTATTCGGGGTAATAACGCCTCTAAACGTAATTCCTTACGAGAGCGTTGCTTAATCTTAAATAAGCGAGTCATTGCCGGATATCCTTTTTCAATTAATCGTTTAGCAAGCATATCCGCAAAGAATTCTTGTGCTGCTTGTGCCTCAACCGCTATTACATCCGGTCGAAAATGAAGTACCTTATCGACGATTACTTTCATAAAACTGTCGGGGTGTAATCGTTCGCCATACGAATCGATGACGTAAATTGTATCCGTCTCTTTATGCTTGGCTACGATTGAAATCGCGGAGTAATCACCTCGTTCTTTCCCCATCGCCAAGTCGACTCCGATGGAGACGAAGTACTCACCACTAAGGAAGTTACGGTTTATTTGTTTATCATTCCAGTAATTGAAATTATCAGGATTGAATACCATTACTTCCTCATCAATAGGATTATTCTGTAGCTCGGTGTTAAACGCTTTGCTGCCGTTATCCCATTTGAACTTCATTAATTTAAATACCGGCTGTACTTCTTCCCAAAGTACCTCAGCACCTTCGGCCATTTCGTCATGATTAGCGGTGAAAAATAATTCAGCGTCTCTTGCTCTCGCTTTATTCTCTCGATCTTTATAAATACGTTCACATTCCGCCCATAAGTCTTGTCTAGTAGGAGGTGTAATTAATGCTCTGTATTTACGAGATTCAAAGTCAGAACGTCGCTCCATAATATCGATTAATAATGATTGTGGATGGACTGTCGTACCCATAAATACGATAGCCGTCCGTTTCCCTTCCGGATCACCTAACGGAATAACTACCTGAGCGAACCAATCCTTTAGTTCCTGGCGTAGTTGAGCCGTATTAGTATTACGTTTATCTTCCAAGTCATCACATACGATTAAATCCGGTCGCTTACCGTTCCAATTTCGACCACGTAATGCCTGTCCAGTAGAAGCCGCTTGTACTAACGTTAGTAGTTTCTTATCGTCTTTCCCTTTCGGTTCCCATGCGATAAATTCTGACGTATTGTCGCGTGGGTTCATCTGTTGCTTCGTATGTAACAACGATCCGAAGTCACGTCGTAGCTTATCATTAGATTGTAGTTGTAGCTTTATCCACTCTAAGTTGGCGCTGGATACCGAAGGAGTTTCCGAGATTAATATGATGTAAAAACGCTTGCGGTAACAAATCTCATGAATCGGAAAAGCCTTCGATAAGTATGAAGACTTCGCATGAGAACGAGGTGCCGCTACTGCTACGCGCTTGTTAATTTCCTCGTTAGATACTACGTTCATGATGTCGCAAATCTCATCGTGGAAATTCGGTGCATATTCCGTGATGTTATCTAAGTCATAGCCGTCCGGTATTTGAAATTCTGGTATCCAGTTCCCGGTGTTGTCTTTATTTCGATTCTCTCCAAAGTAGTTATAAGCGAAGAAAAGTAAATCTGCCTCTCCTCGGTTGATATCTTGGAGACGGTTAAACTCGTTGATATACGTTTTAAGTTCTAGCTTTTCATCGTCAGTAAGTTTGTGTCGGTTGCGTACTCTAGGTACGATGTATTTTCGTAACTGATTGATTTTTTCTATGCGCTCATTTCTTTCGAACCATTCTCCGTTAGCCCAAGCGATATTAACCGCCTCCTTTCGTAATTATTAATTGACTATGGAAAATTTAACCGTTATACTGAAAGTAACAAAACGAGATTACGTTACATTTAAAAACAGGAGGTAATACATATGTCCGGTGTAGTTCAACCTATCCGTTCCAAACGGGATATAGATAAAATGAAAAAAGCGCTAGCTGGAAAGCCACGCGACTTATTACTTTTCATATTCGGGATAAATTCCGCATTACGTATTTCGGATATACTTAAATTAAAAGTCGGAGATGTACGTAGTAAGGAGTCCATATCACTGAAAGAGACAAAAACTCGAAAATCCAAACGTTTCCATCTAAACAGCTCCATAAAAAAAGCCGTCGCGGAGCTAGTCCCAACAACGGCTGACGATGACGATTGGCTATTCCCTTCTCGTAAAGGTGACAAGGCAATCTCTCGCGTTCAAGCATATCGAATTTTAAATATGGCGGCTGATCGTGCCGGACTTAATATTGAAATTGGCACACACACGCTTCGTAAGACATTTGCATTTCACGCGTATAAGAACGGAACTGATTTAGCGTTACTGCAAACGATATTAAACCATTCAAGCCAACGCGAAACACTCGTATATCTCTGTATCGAACAGAAACAAATCGACGATGTTTATATCGAAATAAACTTGTAAGGACTGCGTCTTGACGACGTGGTCTTTTTCGTTTTACACTTGCGTAAAGCCAAACGTTATTTTTGATACGCGGATTTCTCTCGTACCTGACGGGCCTTGTTCAAAAAACCATCCCCCGCCCCTTTTTCTATCCCGTATATTTTATGCACCTTTCCGAATATCCAATGTAACAGAATTATCTTTTGTTACATTCAATTCTGATTCAAAACGTTATTATATCAACCTTTGTACAATTATTATCGTTCATTTAATCGTTAGTTATTTTATACATGTATTATATCAACGTTTGTAGCGTCCAACACATCGATATACATTGCATAAGAACATGCATAAACGTACGGTCAAACGCTGAAAAGTTTCAGGGCTATCTCCGTCTAGAGCGAGCGACTGACCTACGGTAAACTATCGTAAAGAATCACCGCATATTAACCTGACGAGTTTCTTCCTATTATATAGTCGTAATATAATCGACTACTTTACATCGTCTTCAATGCGCTCCGCAAACGATGCAATCTCTTCGTCCAATTCCTCGTAGTTAACTTCGCCTGTCTTAGCCTTCGTTTCTACCTCTACCTTATCGGTAAGCATTCCGTTAATCTGTAACGCTAACTTCGCCATGGCCGCATTGCCATCTCGTATAGCAATCTCGGATAGTGAAGCGATTAACTCCGGTAGTTGGTCTTGGCTATTCCGTACCATTTCCTTCTTTAACTCACGTTCGAATAACGGGTCCTTACGCCAGTTATGAATCGACTGTCTAGATACACCGCATAATGCAGCAATCTCATCGTTAGTCTTACCGCCTTTATTCGGTAGTGCTAACCATTTAATAGCAGTTAAGTGTTCCGTGTTTAATCGTTTTAACGCCATGTATTACGTCCTCCTTTCTGCATAAAATAAAAACGCCTCTATTTAAGAGACGTCGGATAATACTATTTCGTTTTAATTAATGGTTTTATCTTCTCTGCTATACCGTTAGCAAATACTTTTACTTCTTCATTATCCTGTTGATCGCAGTATGTAATGATCGTTTTGAGTTCGTCTTGTATGCGTTTATGAAACTCTACTTCCACCCTTAATTTATTGATTTCTTCTTCGTATCTTTCTATCCAATCCTTGCTTTTTGATGTGTCTGTTAACTCAAAAAGATCGAGCACACGTTTCTTCGTCACTAAAATTACCTCCTATAACAAGTAGATATATCTATACTTCTACTTCATACGGGAGATTCCTTTTTAGATAAATAGATATATCATTGTCCCATCAATACAGTTATGCTTTATCTTTATTACTATTTAGCGGAGTATCTTTTATACAAGTACTTTATCGATAATATATAAGATAGTAATTCTTTTCGTTAGAAAAGGATTACCGGTAAGTATGAACGTTAGTGAATACTTACCGAATATCTCTTACTCTTTTAATCTCTTAATAGTAAATCTTTATAGTAAGTCTATATAGTAAATATATATACGGAGTAAAAAGTACACACTCAATGGGTAAAAATTACTCATTCAATGTGTAATAATTACTCACTGGATTACTCGTACTACAGATACGCTATGATATCGTCACTACTATCCTTACTATCTACGTACCTTGCTTTTCTTTCATACCGCTCTTTAACGTCTTTCCCCGTTGTAACTTCCGCTTTCTGACGTTTCTCCAACGCTTGCGGAAACCTCGAATAGAATTCACGTTCATCTTCTATCGGCTTAAGTAACGTATAGGTATCGTTTGTACTTCCACCACGTTTACTCACTTCGATAAGTTCGGCGTCCTCTAAAACGTTGATGTGTTTACCGACTGTCTTCCTCGACATATTCAACGCTAATCCAATCTGATCGTGTGTAGGAAACGCGTATCCATATTGCGGATTGTACATAGCGATAATATATCCGTACACTAAAACGACGTTTCCGTTGAATCCTGGTAAGTACGTATAGTGACGCATTACAGCCGTAGGTATAGCCGTGAACCCTTTCGATAAATCAAACGGTAGTGCACGTTGCTTTTCGTTTTCCATATATAAAACCTCCATATAAAATATATTCAATATAAACAAACTACCTAACGTATATAAACGCTACTTAGGCTTATTCGCTGCCCAAGTAGCTAGTGCGTCGTCTAATTCTGGCGAACTCTTATACTGCCAAAACTTACGTAATGTATTTTCGTTTAACGCCATGCAAATATAACGTATATTGCGCTCTCGTAAGAATACGTGTAGCGCTGGCGAATAGCAGTAGAAGTACTCTTTGTTTTCCATATATAAAACCTCCGATAAATTAAAGTAAAATAAAAAAGCGGTCGCAATGACCGCCTAAATTACGCTTATATATATTTTTGAAATAACGTTGGCAATCCTTTATCTTCAACTTCTTCAGAACAAGTCGTTAGTAAATCGAGTAAGGCATCCACGTTAATTTCATCGTTATAGTAAGCAAAAATACAATCATTTGCTTTCTCGTGCGTTCCGCAGAGACGTTCGATAGCATGATTTTCTATTGCTATTACTTCGCCCCATATATCAATATCAGCCGGACAACTACACGCCTTCTTATATAAGGACTTAGCAACGATAAACATTCCGCTTGTAACTTCCCAATTATATTTAGGCCCGATACAGTACTTGTACGTAATCTTTTCGTTTAACATCATTAGTTATTCACCGCTTTCTGCGCTTCTTCTAATTCCCGAAGTGCTTTCGTTGCGACTTTCGCTTCTCTTTGAATCGCCTTTAAACCTTTAATCGCTTCTGAAGCGTCTAATTCTACGTTTACTTGTAAACTGTTTGATGCGTTTAATTCGCGTGATTTGATATCCGCCATTTAACCGACTCCTTCACTATAAAAATTTTCTCATAACGTATAGATAACTACACTAGTGAAAATTTGCAGGAAAATAATTCTTATTTATTAATCTAGTTATTGAAATTTAAACATTATGTTTATATAATTAAATGTGTGAGGACAAATTTCAAATAACAACAAAAGGAGGTGATACAAATGCCAAAAAACATATTTTTAAATCATATAATTACATCTCAAAATAATCCTTATAACAGGATTAACGCGCAAAACAATAGTAAATTAATAGAAAAATAATGAATTGCTAGTTTTAAAAAACACTGTCCTCACAAGGTAAGAGAGAATTGAGCTAATCCTTTTTTCATATTCATCTTCCTATTTTAAAGCATGGGTAATACTGTGACGTATAATCTAGCTATTACCCAGAAGAATAAAAATATGGAGGATTATATAATATGGAAAATCTAGGAACAGCAATTACATTTTATCTTACCAATTTCACAATTTATCTTTTAGGATCATACGGAGCAACCTTCTTTGTATGGGTACATAAGCAGCTTGTTGAATGTAACGCAAATACATTTGGTGTGGCATGCACTGTCGTATCTGTCTTGTTCGTAATCCACTTAATGTGGAAACATAAATAGACACTAAAGGACATAACTCGAAAAAGCCGGAGAGGTTTCGCCCTCCCGGCTTTTTCGAGTTATATTACACAATAAAAAATCTGTGGAAATAAAGGTGCTCGTCGGTCATTGTATTTGACATTTCGTTTCCTTAATAGAACCTATATCGTGGAATAACCGCTTGGTCTGTAGTAAACTTCCGTATATTTGGAAGCCGAATAATTACCCCACGATGGGTTCATAACGTATAGGTAACTAAGAGGGTAAAAATTAGTAGACAACCTAAAATCTATTTATTTCTATTCTTTTACAAAATTAAACAGTATCTTTATAATAGTATATTGTAAATAACGTAAAGCGAGGTATTATAATGAATGATATTGAAAAGATTATAGAAAGTTGTATGCACAAAGTTGGTGAACAAATGAAAACGTTTATCGATAAAACAGATGCTGAAGATGATCTACAAATATTTTTACGTGGACATCTATATATAGAACATGAAATTGAAAAATTATTAAGAAATGAGTTAGTTAATCCAGATTTTATTTTAACTGATAGATTTATGTTTGCGAATAAAGTTAAACTGGCAGTTGCTTTAGGGTTGATTCCTAAAGACATGGCCAAAACCTATAATAAATTAAATACTATAAGGAATAAGTATGCACATGAACTTAAATTCCAAATAAAAGAGAATCATTTAAGCGACATAATTAGTACGTTTAACGAAGAAATAAAAGCAAGCTATATAAAATGGAATAATACTTATAAAGATGGTACATTCTTGGAACTAAGATTTGTGCTAATGGCAATTTGGAACTATTCATCAAGAATGGTATACACGCGAGAGTTAGAAAAATATAGTAAAGAAGTAAATTGGATTAATAAATTAGAAAGCCTATATGGAGCCTCTCCAGAATTACAAGACGAAAAAGATAGATTACTAAACGAGATTATAGCTAAATTCCATGAAATATCAGAGCATTAATCATATTGTTTTCAGGTAATAATTGCACTAATATTATAAAAAGTGTAAATTTATTATAGGTAGTATTTTCCTAAAACACTTAATAAGGAGGAACATTCCAATTGTTAAATCAAGATAATCGACCTGCGGTATTTATCAGTTCTACAATTAGTGACTTCGCTGATTTGCGAAGCGCACTTGGATATTATTTAGAAAAAAGTGGGTATAGGGTATACATGTCAGAAACGACAACCTTCCCCGTAAACCCTAACAAATCTAATTTTGAACAATGCTTTGATTTAATAGATAAATCCCAGTATTACATACTTTTGGTTGGCCATAAAAGGGGAAGTTGGTACCAAAATGAAGTAAGTACTGTCACTCAAGAAGAGTTTAGATATGCTAGAAACAAATTCGAACAAACAGGAGATATTTCACTTCTCTCGTTTATCAGAGACGATGTTTGGGCAATTATAAACGAGTATAATCGATCTCAAGGTACAAATAAATCAGAAATTATGGAAGACATAGAATTCACTAGAGGATTTATTGAAGAGATTACAAGAAATGAAGACTTTATTACCGCGCAGAAACAAGGTCAGCGTTATCCTAAAGGGACGTGGGTATCGAGGTTCTCACGCTTTTCTGACATCATTGACGTAATGTCTATGACAATGAATATAGAAACAAATCGACGTATGGAAATACTTCGTACTTTAGCCTTGGAAGAGTTACAGGAAACTATAAGAGCTTGTTTCGATGATTACACTAGTACTGGTAATGCGTATCCTTATTCACATCTCTCGTTATTTACAAGGTTTTCAGATGCCAAAGATCCAATGGGTCAAAAGTTTCCTGCAAAAGAGGTTCGAAAGTTCTCCTTAGTAGGAATACATGGACTAAATACAAAAATGTTTAAATGTGAAGCAGTTAAAGCATTAATTTCCAGTGGTGAATTACTTGATTACGATATCGATACGAAAAGTTATAAAAAATCTTCCGTTATGAAATTAGCTGAAATAATGATTATGGAAATAGACCGTATTCAGTCATTTTTCAAATCAGAAGAAGGTTATTATTCCAAATTAGTCACATTCTCTAAAGAAGCTCAGTTACTGCCTGATGAGCAGTTAATTGAAATCCCTTGGGAAATATTCCTAGTCATGTGGATGCATGAAAGAACTAGAATAGTCTTTCATAACGCTTGGATAGTACATCAATATCTTAGTCATCCAGAAAAAGATTTTTCAAATATTCTAGATAGTATTGATCGTGAATATTATCAAATTAGCGCTATTAGCGGTGAGTCTTTGGAACCTGTTGTTTGGGAGAAAGTCCAAAGGTGGTTTGATGAACAAAGTCTTACTGTATAAATATCTATCTAAAAAGGCTCCTTTACATTATTAGGAGCCTTCCCACACTTTATTACAAACAACTTATTTCTGTTTTATTGTATAACTTAACCGCCTGCACCCGAGTAAACTCCCGATACGCCTTCCGTCTTTCCTCATTCCTAGACTTCGCTTCCCTATCGATTTGCCACGTTTCTTTTCTCGTACGTTTCCTACGTACTGGAGGTTTATAACAACGCTTATCAGATCCGTATTCCTCCGCTACTTTCATCGATACCTCTCTGCTATGCCTCCTCGACAACTGATGGTCGCTCATAATCGGATATTCTGCTAACGTCATTTTATCGGGGTGTGTATCCGAAAGCTCTTCGTATAGCAACAAATCTGCTAACCGTTCGAGTTGTTTCGGTTCGGGGCGCTGTCCCACCGCTCCCACATAAGCGTCTGTGAGCGCTTTAATTTCTTCTGCACGTACATCTCTATTACTAATCGCGCCAGAATCGCTATCTCGGAGAGCCGTAACTAGCGTATTTACGTACGATTCAAATTGCGTTTTGTAATCTCCGTTGATATCGAATATATATTTCGTCTGCCCTTCCATTAAGCAACCGCCTCTCTTTCGACCTTAACTACCGTCAATTTATAACCTTCGTCTTCCCACGCCCATCGTTCAAATACGGCCGCTATCTTCTGGGCTAACAATCGCTTATACAAATTAACCGTCGGTGCCGTTATCCCAAGCGAGATTGCCGCGTCTCGCTGTTTCATATCCTCGAAATATACTAACCGCAAGACTTGACGCTGCCTATCCGTCAAGTCCGCGTTTGAGATTGCCGTCTCTAAATCGATTAGTATATCCGATGCAGCATAGTCGCCGTTAAATCTACGCTCTTGCATATACGGTAAATGCCGTAGTAATAAGTCGATTGATTTTGGATTGTCCAATGCGTAGTTTTGCTCAATGCGACGTTGTGCCGCTTCGTTATCATATTTGCTTACGCCCATTTACTCACGCTCCTTTTTCCGTTACATAACGACTGCCTAACTCGTTATGTGCTAAGTATTTTAATAAGCGACTACCAATCGCTTCAATTACGTTTACCGTTACGGCGTTGCCCGCCATTTTATATAATTGAGAGTTCGATATGCCAGCGCCAACTAACTTATCAAACTCGGAATCTGGAAAGCCTTGTAGTCGGAAACATTCCTTCGGTGTGAGTTTACGGATTCTGTAGGTCGGTGTTAAAGTCGCTTGATTACACGATGTCTCTAACATTTGGGCGACACCTTTGCCGACGCGGTCGCGTCGGGTTTTACTATTAGGAAACTGAACGTTGATAGAGTCGCCAACTTCTGCGATTGTATAACCTTGTTTCGTTGCCTCACGGATTGCCACTCCATGTCTATCTTGTGCCGTTAATGTAAATGCAGGTTCATCGTTCTCTTTAAATCTACGTCCATTTTGTCGTTTTTCTATGCGATCAGGTGTTAATACGGGACGAATTTCCTTAACCGCTATTTGTTTCGGCTGTTTGTAGTCGGTAGCGGTTAAACAAGAGCATAATCCTTCTGAATCGTATATATACCCTTTTTGTCCACCACTTCCGCTATGTCCTAAGACTGCTATCTTCGGTTCTCGATGCCCGCCACTCATTGTCGTTAATGTTGGCGAAACGCGCTTAATGGCGTCATGTCCTTTTAAATCAATGTGCCCAATCATGTGCGGTACAGTATCAGCTCGTCTTTCAACTTTCGTTTCTTCTAACTGCGCAATCAACTTAGCCGTCTTCTCTTCGCTAAGATAATAACGCTCGTCCACTTCATCTTCTAAAATATCTCGTAATCTAGTTGTTACTTTTTCTTGTACAGGCCAATCGAAGTTAAATGTTTTAACACCTTCATACGAAGCAATACGTTTCTTACCTTTTGCAACTACGTTAGTACCTTCTACTTTCCAATCTTCTACTTCTCCGTTTAAAATACCAACGATGAAAATACGTTCTCGATTCTGCGGAACTCCGAAGTATTTCGAATTTAATACGTTGAAATCTACCGCATATCCGATGTCATTTAGCGTTTTAATAATCGTATCTAGCGTTTTGCCTTTATCGTGTGAAATTAAACCTTTTACGTTTTCCAAGAGTAATAGTTTCGGTTGCTTTTCTTTTGCAATACGTGCAACTTCGAAGAATAACGTTCCTCGTGTGTCATCGAATCCTAATCGTTTACCCGCTACCGAGAACGCTTGACAAGGGAACCCACCGACTAAAACGTCATGATCCGGGACATCTCCCTCAGCGACTTTCGTCACGTCACCGACTGTTTTATGTCCGTAAAGCACTTCGTAAGCTTGATTTGCGAATTTATCAATCTCGGAGGACATGACACATTTCCCTCCGAGTTTATTCACCGCTTGTTCGAATCCACCCATTCCAGAGAATAGAGATACGTATTTAAATGTGTTATTCGTCATAGAATCGCTCCTTATATTCGATGTAATTAAAGTCCTAATTCCACTGCAAACTCGCCCATATCAAATCCGAATAATTCCTTACCGCTAGGAAATACGGTTACAGGTGCGCTCATATACCCTTTGTCCGCCATCCAGGCTGCATGCGATGGGTCTTCGTCGATATTACGAGTTTCATAAGGTACATTGGCGGCGTTTAGGGCGAATAAGACGTGCTTGCAATTCGGACAATCGTTCTTTGTGTATACGATGATATTTTCAGTTGTTTTCATTGAAAAAGCCTCCCGTCTGTTTGAAATGTACTTCTAAGACATTCCCGCTAAACAACGGTTTATTAGTTCCGACTAACTCCATTCCTTCTTTTAACGCCATCTCTTTCGCAGCCATAAAAGCCGTTGCTTCGATATTATCCGTTGGGTCATACGTGATTACTATAGTCGTCTCAAGTTTCATTTTAGATTTCCCCCTTAATAAATCGCCCTTATATTTGCAAGAGCCTCCGCCATATTCTCCCTACTACTTACTGTCTGCACTCCGATATCTCGCATGATCGCATCGAACTGACCGTACAACTGAATTAACTCACCGTTATTATTAATCTCGTAATCTACTTCGAAAGTATCGATATGACTTTCCGTTTCATGCTCCAAGTCAGTCTCAGTAAATACATCGCCTGCTTCTTTCGCCCTGCCAATACGTAAGTCATCCGATGCGCTTACTCGGATAATTGTAAAACCTTCGTCCTTAAGACGTTGATATTCATTCGGTTGTCTTACTCCGTTTACTAACACTTTTGACTTATGGTTCACTTTGTTTAACGCATCCTCGAAACAATACTCGTGTACCTTCGCCATCGTCATCTTTAGCCAAATGTCCGAATCAACCTCACGTAACCACTGTCCGAACTTTTGATAATAAGCGCGTGGTTTAGGGTCGCGTGGGATATGTGGAAACAGCCGATGAAACTCGTCCTTTAATACCGCTGAGAAGTCGAACTCTTTAAAGCCGTATAACATCCAGGCGTAATGAGATAACTCCGTCTTACCACTTCGGGCTTTGCCCGTAATAGCGATTTTCTTAGCGTTACATAACACCACTACCACACCCTTTAGCAATTCTTTCGATAAATTCTTTTAGTGATTCCGTACCTGATACGTTAAAGTTTTCGATATTAATCGTGATGCTTGGTGTATTGCTACATTCTTTCATCGATTCCTTCAACTCGTCTATCTTTTCGTCAAGGAATACGATATCTTCACGCACTAAATCTAGCTGCTCGTCTAAGGCGTTTACACCACCGACAGCTTTCGATGCGTCACTACGTGCAGACTCAGCCATTTGTGAGAACGTTAAGATGTTACGATGGTTTTCTTCTGTACGTTCTTCTAGGCGATTGATTTTTCGAGATAGTTGATCGGTTTCTTGTACGATTGACTTTCCGATAGGTTCAATGAATACGAATTCGTTATTTAATATGAGACCTCCGATGTTACCTTCAACGGAACATGTATCTATTTCTACACCGTAGCTACGTACCCTATCTATCGTCATAACGTCCCCGTCTTTGTATTTACCATAAGAACTAATAGCGTCCACTATTAACACTGTATCGCCAACCGCTGGCTCCTTCGATAACTCACGGTATCTCTTTCCTTCAACCTCGTAGATATTTCCGTCTTTACATTCGATTTTAGTTACTTCTGCCATATTAACGACCTCCTTAATTAATTAGGTATAAAATACTTAACAGTAGAGATGGTGAGAAAAGCACTATAGTTGTAATTCGCACTGACAAATCGTATTTTTTATTCGTTGTTACCGCGACTATAAACATTAATGAAATTGCGATTACTACCCACGCTAATACCGTCATTTATTTGCCTCATCGGTTACTAACTCGTCAATACTTACCGGAAATTGCTCCTTCGTTAATTCAAGAACGGCTTTCGCATAAGCTTGTATTTCGACTTGAGCATCATGTGCTAATCGTTGATTAAGAAAATGAACGACTGATTGTAGACTCGCTGTCCAGTAGTAGCGTACGTACATTCCGTAAGCTGGTAGGAATAATCGGGCTTGTTCTGCGCAGACTCCACTATCTAACGCGAATTGATAAAGGCGTTCCCCTTCTTCGATGTATTTTTCTAACTCATCCGTAAAAATGAAACCGCCACTTGGAGAGATTAGATTGCCACTGCCTTGCTTGCTATTTTCTGGCGCTTTTCTCCATTCATTTTCGTTTGGGATATAAAACGTCGGTTCTTCCGTTACATATCGTCTACTAGATTCGTTCCAGGCGTCCATTGTATGATCGCTACCAACGATATATTTCCAATGTTGGCGTGCTACCATTAACGGAGCATAAATTTCAAACTGTAATGTAGCATGACGAAATGGTGACGTATGTCCTTCTCTCGCTAAGAATTTGATTAAACGAATATCTTTATCGGTTAATTCTGTCGATTCTTTGTCGTAGCTAACACGAGCGCTATTTACAACGGATAGGTCGCTCCCCATCGTATCTACTAATCTAACGTAACCTTTATCTAGTACATTAATAAACATCTCCATCACTTAACGCCTCCTTTTTCGAAATCAAATTCGAGTTGCCCTCCAACCGCATAGCCTTCCTTCATACTCGTACCGTCCTGCCTTGCATGATTCTCTCGATTCTTCTCTAAGTAAATACGATAAACATCTTCCGCTGATAAACCGCATATTAACGACAGACTAATAAGGAAATGCCACATGTCGATTACTTCGCCTTGTAACGCTTCCTTATCGATTGGTTTCTCGTTCTTCCACCACTTCCAATTTACTTCTCGGCGAATCTCGTCAATCTCGCTTTCCATTGCGAGCGTGATACCTACGACCCATTCATCAAGGGATTTATCGATGTTTCTTTCGGAGATTATTCGGCTATCTAACTCGGACTGCAATTCAAATAGTTCGTTAAGTTTGTCGCTCATCATGCATCCTCCTTCTTAATAATTCCCTTATCGATTAAATACGCTAGTCCTATCGCACACGCATCGCTTTCATCGAATGTTTCGAATTTATTCCACTCAACGTATCGCCTCACGCCGGCCTCGACCTCTTCCTTTTCTGCTCGTCCCTTGCCGAGGAGTTTCTTTTTAACGGAAGCCTGTCCGATGATATCATCGACCTTTAACCCGAAACTATTAAGCGCTCTATCTACCGCATTCCATGCGCTAAACACCGTATAATTCGTATGTGGTATTTTACTAGCGAAACCCTCTCTAATTATCAAGTCATAAGGCGTATGTTTACGAATAAATAATAACGCCCATGCTTCGATGATCTGCGTTCGGAGTGCAATCGGTTCGGTCGACTTTGTTTTAACATGTGATACGTCAATCAGTTTCGGTTTGCCGTTAATTACGTCTATGACTGCGATTCCTGGACAACCGAGTGACGTGTCGATTGAGAGAGTGCGAAAGGCTTTACGCCTAGACATGTATTAACTCTCGTTCTCGAAGGATTTCTTTTACGATAACAGCAAGCCCACGACCGATAGCTTTACGAATTTGTTTCTCTTCGAATTCTTTCGGTAATAAGTCGCTTTCTTCTTTCAACATGTCGTCGTAAATACGTCCGCCTAAGTTCTGTAAGATAACTTGCATATCGGTAATATCGAACTTCTCATCGAGAATACCTTCGTCTACTAATTTATGAATCAGCTTTTCTACGCGAGCTTTCGTCATACAAGTATCAACGAATACTTGCTCCTCTGTTTTCTTACTTGGGTCTTTCGGAGCTTTCTGACGTTGTACTTCACGGAATGAATCCGTTACTAACTTAACGAATTGTTGTTTACCGAAACGGTCGAGGTAAGAAACGTTTTTAACGACGATACCCTCACCGGTCGTAACTTCACAAAGCTTGCCTCCAAGATTTGTTATGCCTACGAACTGTTTTAAATGATCGAACCCTTGATAAACACCTTCATAAAACACCGGTACAAGATTTAAATTTAAACGGCTTGCTTCACCTTTAACGAAACTAAACGGTAAATACTGCTCTCGATTCAAATCATAAATATCAAATAAAAAGAATTGCTTCTCGTAATTTTCATACCTTACTTTATGTGGATTTAACCATTCTCCGAAATATAAATATCCAGGAATCAGTTCATCATCATTTAAAGAATTTGCGAATTGATAGAAACCACCTAGTGTATTTTCTTCGTCGAGCTCCTTATTACGGGAGAAACAGCGAGTATTTCCTTCACCACCTGTAAACGAAGCGTTTGCTCCGTCGATTTTCTCTTGGATAACAATCTTGTCACCTTCGTTTAAAACACCTACGGTTGATCTATGACCTAATCGAACAACATCCATATATTTTTTCTGTTCCATTACATTCCCTCCCGTACTTTATCGATAAACTCCAACGCCCCAATATACGGAGCTTTCTTCGTATCTGATAAATTAGAACGCTTCACACGACTTACTTGCGTTTTGATTTCCTCGTATTCTTCGTCACTTAGCGACTGAGCACACGCTGTCTTAAAGTTATTAAACAACCAATGTTCGATATCTAATTTCGGAGGTTGTTTCGTTTTAACCGAAGCTACGATACTAGCAAACTTGTCTAAGACTTCGTTACGCATCTCGTCCGTTATCGCAATGCCGAACGCTCTGAAATCTGGATACTTTGCGTAATCCTCTTCGTTCATATTCCATGCTTTCTTTGATGCGTTCATGTAAAGTACGATGTAGTAATCCAAGTCGTACATTAACGAGTAGCATGTAACTTGTTTGACGTGATCGGCGCCTGGTTCGCGCAGTGAATATTCAGAAGTTCTACTATACGAAGTCTGTTTCGATTTAATTTCGAGTCCGACTCGTGTAACTACGCCATGCTCATCGGTGTATTCGAGTATGCCGTCACATGTACCGATTAATGAAAAACGTTGTCCGTTATGTTCGACTACCTTACGAGTTTTAACGAAATCCTCAAACGCTGGGTAGCCGTCTTTCGTACGTTCAATTCTGAAACGTGGCTTCTCACCGGTGAATTTCTCGTAATGTCGTTCCGATAGTAAAATATCACGTTGGATTGCATCACCGATATTAGTACCGATAAATTGCCATCGTCTCTGCCACGGTTTCACTTCGGCTTGATCACGTGGACTTCGTAACGCCTTTTCGTAAAGCTCCCTCGGACAGCTATTCGCCGAGGAAGGAGAGAAATACGGTAGACTTCGATAGTCTAAGTAACCGCCTTTGCTTAATACTTTCGCATAGCTTTCGTGAAGCCAGACATCTAAAGGCGTGTCGTAAGGCTCCGAATATGAATGCCATGTTTCGAAGAACTGACGAAATTCCTCTGCGATTTCATAAGCGAACGTTTCTTGCGTGTTCTGACGTAATAATTGTGCTGCATTTCTAGTAGTTACCTTTGTCTTCGTTACGATAAGTCAACGCCTCCTTTAATAATCTATGTCACCATCTGCCCCATTCTATTAAAATGAATTATTTGACTATTCCAATTTATCTACTTGAACATACACTGTAGTAGATTGATAGAATTGTGGTGAATAAACATGACAAGCTGCATTTTATTTGTAAATGGTAATCCATTCTTAGTTCTCTCAGTTGCAGGGATCGAAGTTGCTAGATTGGAGATAACTCTTCAAGTAGCGCTAGCTTTAACTGTATTAGGAATTCCAATTTGTTCATAAATACTGAACTTTTGGTTCAGAAGAGGGCTTTGGCTCTCTTCTTTCTACTAAGTACTTAATCTTGATTTATTAAAACGATTGCCGGTCCTGCTACGCTTATACCTCCAACCTCTATCTTTTCGTAAGGCTCGACCTGGACGGTAATTACACCCTGTCGGCTCTCTAATTCTTCGGAAAGGTCTTTCGTTGTTACTTCGGATAGGTTAATCATTTACGCCCTCCTTTACCGAAACCCATTTCGTAATATTAATTACTTGTTCTTCTACTTCGTAAATTTCTTTATCTTGATAGCTAATTTCGAAACCATAATCTTCATATCCATAACGAACATAATATACGTTAAGCTGGAAAAACTTCTGGTCACTTTCTCGCTGTAAAATATAACTATCATAACGACCGTTATCGTTCATATCTGACTCTAATTCGTCGTGCTGCTCATACTTTACCCCATCGATAGTCATGAACCCATAATTTCTAAACTCTTCGTAATGATCACCGTTTATTTTCATTCCGCTTCCTCCTTAGGTTTACAATTCTCGAAATCCCAATCTTCCGCTGAATACTCGCTCATCCATTCCGGCTCAATTACTGTGTCACATTCTAACGGAGTCGCCAAAATGACCGTATTCGTCATAATGTCGTCGTACAACGCAATAGCTTCAGGCGTTAACTGATCGTTTGGGATTGAATGTTTCATTTCGTCATGTAACGTTAGATTGAATTCCCAACCTTTCGCAAGAGTACATTCGTAATAACTACGAATCATACAAAGCTGTAATACATTAGCGCCCGAACCTTGAATCGTATGGTTAAATCCCTGACGTTCTGCTTTACCTGTCGCTTTGATTAACTCCCAAAACTCCGAACGTTCTTCCCACTTTAACTTTCGTGATTTCTCACCTAGTTTCGGGTCGTTTTTATCTGAAATGCGTGCTTTACGCATGAGTTGCTTTAGTCGTTTCCATTGCTCTTTATATTTCGGGAATCTACGTTTCTGTCCCCAAAGTGTAGCGACCCACCCGTGTTGACGAAGATGCTCAAACGTCACTTCTACCATCTGTTTAAATCCGGGCAATACTTCATCGAATTTCTTATACGCTGTCGCTGCGTGCTCTTCTGTAATTCCGTATACCTGAACGGACTTATAAAACTGTTCGAAAGCCTGTCCGTATCCTTCCGCTAAGAATAATTGTTTCATTAATTTACGGAATGGAGGTACGGCTTTATCGGTACCTTTCACCTGTTTGTAGTACGCTTCTAAGCAATGATCTTTCGGTACGTCAAACAGCAATGACGCAAATTCCACGTAAGGGTCAAGCCCTTTCCGGAACATAATAGCGAATATCTCATCGCCGAATTCCGTTGCCATGCGGTGCGCTTGCAATCTCGGTTCAATCGAAGATAAATCCGAAGCACCGAAGGTATGTCCTTCACGTGGCTTAAACGTCTTACGCACTCGCAATCCTTCTTCCGAACGTGAAGGTATGTTCTGTAAATTCGTTCCTTTTTCGACTTGTTCGTTACAATCTACTAAACGTTGAATAATATCTAAGAAATTACTGTCTGTAATAGAGCCGGTATAAACATCATTTGGCTTTCCTTTGTACCCACTCGATCCATAACGGCCGGTCGATACCGTTCTAAGTTGCGTATGAATACGACCGTCAACATCTAACGCTTTCGGCATCTTCTCGACATAGGTACCGAGTAACTTGCTATATTTCGAAAAGTCCGCTAGTGGTTTAAGCGACTCCTCTTCTTTGAAGTAACGTTCTAATACGTCCGTCGAAACCGCTCGCACTTTCTTTTTATCCTTTACGATTTCTTTCGTACGGTCCTTAATTCCTAAGTGATCGTATATTAAATACGCTAAATGGTCGTTGCTTGATAAGTTAAACTCATTTATATAATCCGGTGCGTTCTGCGGAATCGCCTCGGGGAGCGCCTCGTTTTGATACTTGTGGATACGAGTCTTTAATTGTTGATACTTCTTAGTCGTTGGATTGGCCGTTTTAAATTCCGCCAGGCACTTCGCTAACATATCTTTTTGCTTTTCGATACGTTTCTTTTGCGCCTCAATCCACTTGTTAATCTGCTCGCCTTTAATTGCAAGCGACATCTTATATAGAAATTCATCGTCAATCTGATACGTTTCAAATAGCTTACGTTGCGCCTCGCCGTGAGCTTCTCCGTACTCCACTTCCAATTTCGATAATTCCTCTAGGTCTAATTCGAAGCCAGTGCGAACAATCTCTACGTTTATCTCCGGTAAATATTGACGGATTTCAAAATATGCTTTTGCTAAGTCGTCCGTCGCTACTAAATTATCGATTTGCCACTTCGTCAACAACCAACCTTTGTGCACGTCTTTGATAGCGTATATGCCAACAGTTTCAGCGTCGTAAGGTAAAGGCGATCCATTTCCGAATAAATCTTCGAAAGTGAAATCGTCCATTTCTAACGCATAACCACCGATTCTTTCTTTGTACTTCGTAAATAACGGTTTCAAACCATATGTTTCTTCGTGATCATATAAGATAAGTTGTGCGTCCATTGAATCGAAGCGTACGCCTGCTGGTTTAAATCCATCGTTACGTAATAAATTCAAATCGTACTCTGCGTTATGGAACGACTTAATATGTGCCGCATTTTCTAAAAACGGCTTAACTACCCCTAACGCAACTGAACGTTTACATTGCTGTTTTTCATTTACATGTCCATAAGCTACGTAATAACCTTCGTTTAATAATGGAAGCCAAAACGAATAGCCGCCCGTTAAATCAATCATCTTATCTAAACCGGAAGTCTCCGTATCCCACACCGTCAATGACAGCGCCAAAGGGATTGAGATGCCTCGTTCGCTTAATTTACGTCTGATTAACGTATTGTCGAATAGTTTGAATGCCTGTTGAAACCATTCGTTGCTACGTTGTAATTCAGTCTCTTTATATAAACGCGAAATCATTTCGCCTAGTTTCGTTTCATCGGTAATAATGTGGTAGTTACTTGGCTTATTAGCAAGCGTTTGTTGGATACGCTGCTTTCGCAACGCACCCTCACGCTCTTTCTGTACAATCCGTCCCATATCTAGGACTTCTTTTTTCGTCAAACGTTTTTCCGATAACCTGCCTATCGTACCGGAAGAAAATGCTTCATATGCCAGTTTAAATAATATGGATTCTTTTTCGTCATTCTCACACATCTGCCAAACGCGCTTGAATGCGTCTTCCATCGATTCGGTCGCCTTTGCCTTTCGCTCGACCGCTTTTGCCACTCGTGCTTTTGTTTCTTCGGTACCTTTAACGCCCGGTATTTTTAAGTTCAACGTTAACTTCGGCGTCACTTTACCGCCCCGTTTCCTTGCAATTTAATCGGTAATAAAACTCTACTGCCACTTCATGGTGATCGTCCGCCCACTCTTCGTAGCATTTCCTATCGCAAAATGAATTGCCCTCGCGATCGTCGTATACGAATTCTTTACGGTTGAGTACGGCGTTACAATTTTCGCAAATGCGCATTGTTTAACCTACTGTGTCGAAGCGCTGTTCTACAGGGACGATTAGTTCTACTTGAGAGTAATTACCACGATTTCCATTTAACGCGATTGTTGCTGTGCTGTATGTTTTTCCGTCATACTCAGCGATGCCGTTTGTTCCTACAGGATTCACACTACCACAATGGGATGTAGTACGAACGATATCGCCTTTTTTAATCTCACCAACCTCACGTCTGATAGCCGCCCATTTAGCACGCTCTGCCTTCGCTTTCTTTTCTTCCTCAGCTTCACGAGCGATGTGTTCTGTTTCTTCTTTCGTTAGTGGCTCGAGGTCTTTTCGATAAACTCCCCAGAAGTCCGACTCATCAAGATAGTACGCTGTAAATGAATCGGTGCTGTTTTGACTCTGTAGTTTTACTACTGTACCAGTTTCAAAGCGATGATTTGACGTATTTCCAACAACCCTCGCAAAGTCGCCTTCTTTCAATAACGCTTGCTTAGCTTCGAGGACTTCTTCGTCGGTTGCTTTTACTAGTTCATGTTCTCTAAACCAAGAAAAAACTAGTCCATTACCATGTAAATCTTCACATTTAAACGGTTGATTATCTTCATCATCCACGAAAATCTTCACGATGTCCCCGACTTTTGCTGAATGAGTACCTTCTTCGATAACCTTCGCATAATCGCCGACATGTAATCGTTCAGACACCGACTCGCTTTCGTCCTCTACTTCGATCTCTTCTACCGGCATTTCCACCGCAGCTACCTGTTCCGCCTGCCCTTGCTGCTCATTTTGCATCTTTTGCATACTACGAGTAATCTTTTCTAAGTCAGACGGAGTACCTTCGAGTTTAGTTCCGTCAGGTAGAGTGATTGTAACTACGCCTTCCGCGTCGGTTAGTTTGTCGTTTGTGATTGCGTGGGATTTACGGAATACTGAATAATCGTCATCTCCTTCATGAAAGAAATGTGTGTCGTTCACATCATCTAAGAAATTAACATCGCCATCACTATCAATCTCCGTTACTAAGTAGAAGGAACCTCCTGTTACATCATCGTTGTAATCCAACGCTTTAATTAGATCGTGTACTTTTGTTCCACCAGTAACAGTCTCATAAACAAACCCGTCATACTCTACCGTATTTTCATTAACCATTTTAATCCCGTTCAATTTAGCCATGTTTAATTTCCTCCTCGTTTTCTTCGTTATTATTGGATACCTACAATTGCTTTCGCTTCTTCTAACGTTTCACAAAGCCACAACATTTGTTCTTTTCTTTTATATTCATCACGTAATTGTTGACGTGGTTTATCTATAAATTCCTGACGTAATTCACTAAGACGTTTGGAGTAGTCCGTATCATTGCTTCGCCCATAATTATTTTCACTGATCGAAATATTTTTACCCGTTATAGTATTTAACTTATTAATTGCTTCTCTCGCCTGTTTCATATGATTCTCGTATTCTGATTGCAAATCATCGACACCGAATTCTTTATTTACCATTGCTTGTAATTCTTTATCTGAAGGAGCATCAATCTTACATAATTCTTCACGTAGCTTTTCGCTCAACATCTCAGTTAACGCTTTAACACGTTGCGCACCTAAAACTGATAACTTACCCATTCTCAACCGCCTCCGTTTCATTTACTGCTGTTAACTCAACCCACCGTTGACTCGCGCTTGTCTCCGTAGCCCAATACTCACGCTGTCCTGCACATTCGAACATGAATACTCGATCACCTTCGACGCCTGCGATATAGTCGCAATCATCTTTCGTATATGCTTGCTCATTACCTTTCGTTGCCCTAACCACTAACGCATCGTCGCGGTCATGGCGTACTCGAATCGTTTTTACCTGTATCGTGTACCACTGTTTGTTAATCGGATCACGCGCTACCAAGTCGTAAACCTCCGGGATGAACGAATTCGCTACTTCCCAACCGAGGTTTAAGAGCGCGAGGGCTACTCGTAGTTCCGAGCAACCACCCTTAATTGTTGTTTCGTGTGCCATATGCGCTCCCCCTTAAAATGGTAAATCGTCGTCCGAAATGTCAATCGGTTGACCAACATTCGAAAATGGATCGTCATTCTTCGTAAATCCAGAGTTACCTGCCTTTGGCGTACCTGGTAACTTCGATTTATCAATCGCAGCATCTTCCGCATCTTGTAACAATGTAATAACATCGTTTTCCTCACGGAAGTTTGCTAAGTCTTCGTAACCAAATTCCGTACCGATAAACGTTTTAGCCTTTTCGACTTGCTCGTCCGTTGCCTCACCTGACTCAAGCGAATAGGATTTATCAACTTGCTTTATGTGAACCGCTTCGCCTACTAGTGAATATTGCGGGTTAAACTTACGGCCCATCTTTTCGGCTTTGTCGTAGTCAGCGATGATGTTGTTAATATGGAATTCCGCCGTATCAATCACACGATAAGTCCCGTACTCTAAGTCGTAAACAGGAATCATTGCGTACATCTTACGTTTCGCCCCGACTTTACATGATGGACATTCCGTTTTACCTGGTTTGAAGTACTGCGTAATGTCTGCGTTTGTTTCACGTGGAGAGTGTAAGCAAGAATGTTTTCTGAATCGGTGAATCGTACGTTTACCATCGAATGTTTTATCCTCGTGTACGAAGTAGAAATACCAATTGTCCGGATCAGCCAGTAAGATGAAAGTTCTACCCTCTGCGTTTACTTCACCGTGTTTCCCCATTCGGACGTATCTCGTTACACCTTCTGGAAAATCGTTATTACCTCCGTTTTGGTTTGCTTCTCGTTGTTCCTCACGTTTTTTTAACGTTTCTCTAATACCCATTGAAACAACCCCTTCATTATTATTCGAGCTTGGGTGAATCCCACGCCCGTATTACGCAACTTATCGCTCTTCAGCGCTAAACAATCTCTCAAGTTACGCAATACCGACGTGGGGGATACATCGGTAGAAATCAAGAATTTTAGGACGCAACACATCGTGCTGTAATGCCAAACGCCCATATGACGCCACTACCCGTTTACTACATTTAGGGGAAAAAAGGTTAACGACGGGTAATGACGTTATATCGACATTCGTTAAATTATTTTATATAAATAATACGTAACTGATCGAATATTGTCGTTAGAATTTACATATATTTAATTTGTACCTACCCTGGTAATACTGTATAATTACAGTGAGGTCCTGTCTGTGGACTTCTGCTTGACTCCTCGTTAAGCAAAATTATTACGATTAATCGACCTGCCAAGTCGGTTAGTTGTAAGTACAAAGGGAAGCGTTTTGCCCCCTTCGTACATCAAACATAATGTGTTAGAATTACTTGTCCTATATGCAATGCCTAAGCATATAGAACGTACTATTACGCAAGAAGATAGTCTCGGTAATTGCCGAATTGTCTTTCATCGAATCGCTTTGCCAAGCGCTCGATCTTGCGAATCACGGTTGAATGATGAAGGCCTAACTTCTTTCCGATTGCCGTCGGAGTTGTTGGTCCATCATTCGTAATAAACGATTCAACGATTGCCGTCGTTGTCTCGTCATTGACCTGCTCAGGGTCTGCGAGGAAGTCGATTAGCTCACGCTGGTCGGCTTCTTTCTTTTTTATAACGTGTTCTTCTAAATCGAATTCGTCAGCGATAGTTTCGAACATTGCCGTGTTCTCTTCCTCATCGCTATTAGGTCCGTCATATAATTCGTACTTTCTTCTCGTACGTAACTTTCGTAATAATGAATTGTACTCATTTTTTAATGATACTGCGAATAGTTTTACGAAATCGCCGCCAGCGTTATTCCGTAAGCTTTTCAATACCTTCTGTATTACATCGTGGAACAATCCGATAATGTCATGTTCTGTCGCCATGTATGTACTCGTGCCCCAATACCGAAGCTTGTCTCGGTATACCTCCGATAAACTAGTGTACAAATCCGTAAATATGAAATCGTCACCTGTACGGAGATAATCGTTTGCCATTTCGTTAATATTCAATTTTTGTTCGTCTTTCACTTCTTATTCCCCCTTACATTAACTATGACGCCCGAGCGGCCAAGCCCGCGCACATTTTTAATATATTTTTTAAAAAAGTTTTTTGTTTATTAACAATGTTCAAAGTATAGCATATTACAATGGAATATTTATCAAAGTACACTAAGTACTGGAATTTACACTTTGTATACTTTCGTAAACATTTAGAAGAACATAAAAAAGAACGATCAATAAGATCGTTCTTCATAATCTTATTCAATTACCACTTAACCACCCGGTCTTGTTTCTTGTGAACTGTATTGTTGATTATCTCCCTGTGCATCTACAAATTCATTAAGCGCAAACACTCCTAGAGCTAGAGTCAAAACTGCGGAAACTCCTAATAAAACTTTTTTCAAACTGAATCTCTCCCTTTAAATTGTTAGTTTTAAAATTAGTTAACATTTGAGTCATACCGGAACGATCGCCTCTGTCGTATATTTCTTTTGCTACTAGACTAGAGAAAAAGAAGTTCGAATTTGAAAAGAACCTCTGGAAGCATTCGTACAGCCCAAGGATAGATTCTTGATTGCAAGCTCTATATATCAAAAGAAAATCTCTCTCACCTCTTTCTTCCATATAATCGTTAATTAGCTTTACATTTTGTCTATTATTTTGATACATGACAAGTCTTGCGTCTGAATCTATCCCAAGCGGTATCCCTAGGTAAATTTTAACATAATCTAGGTTATCTCTGGTTTGTAGAATTAAATTTTTTACTTTGACAGATTTGGCGATTTCGTGACTTCTTTGAAGATATTCTAAACATTTTTCTTTATCCTCAACTAAGTACGACATCCCTACATAGTATGACGCATCAGAAACTGTTTTCGCGCAAATATTTGCGTTAATTATTAGAGATGCATAATGTCTTGCTAAAACTAACTCATTTCTATGTAGATATACTGGAGCTAAAATTTCAGCTAATCTATGAAGATAACATTCTTTGATAAATAATTTTCGGCTATCACTTAAATTCTTAATCATTTCTTCTACCTCTAAAGCCAGATCCAGCATAAGATGAATCTTTTTTTGCGCAAAATAATCATAACACTTAAGTATGTTAATCAAAATCGTGAGCGTAACATCTTCAGTATTTTCAATCTTTTTTAAATGTTCTATTATTTCATAACCTTCTATATCATAATTCATATACTTATAGATAATTTTATAAACATCTATGTAATCTCCTACAATACCAGTTTCTTTTTTATGTTTCTTAATAAGCCTTTTTAACAAGGATACATTCCTAGTAATTGCTGCATATTCTAAACTCTGTTGGATTGATTCTGCTGAATCTAATTGTAGACACCAATCCTCCATCCTCTCACGTTGTTTCTCTGGAAATAGGTAATAGGAGAGTCTCAAGAGTTTTCTAAATCCTATGGTACCATCCTTCTTAAACTTAGACATACATTGTTTTGACGCCTCGATTTGCTCGCCTACCCTTGTAAATGTTAAATCGTCCCGATCAATAATAATATCGCATATCTCTCTGTGAAACCCCGGCACTTGAAAACCCTCCTATGCTGTGTAAGAAAATTTTGGTATAATGTAATTATAATTCCGATGTTTACTTTTGTAAACACAAAATAGGTTGAGAAACTTTTTTAAGGACGTGTTAAAATGATTGATTACTCTCCGTTGCATGAGACGCTAAAAGAAAAAGAAATGGTAATTAGTGATCTCCGCGGTACAATTCTGAATGCGAGGACCATTGCGAATATTAACAAAGGAATGTCTGTAAATTTGAGTACAATAGAAGAAATCTGTCTACATCTAGACGTACCTATAGAAAAAGTAGTTAAGATTGTAAACAATCAAGAATAATAGTTTCTAAGCCTCCGATTTAAGAAAGGAGGTGATTACATCGTTTAAAGTCGGAAGGTGCCGTATCCCCGAACTGTGTAAGAAAAACGGCATTACACAAGCCGAGCTCGCTAGAAAACTGCGTATAACACCGCAATCCATAAGCGATTATATCAGCTTGCGTAATTTGCCGAATGTGGAACGAGCGCGTAACATTGCGTCCGTACTACATTGTGACATCGAGGATTTATACGAATGGGATACGGAATAACATCTAATTAACGGGAAGGTTTTACTACTTCCCCCGACCGTCACTACGTGAATTCACGTATAATAATTTTAATCGAACTGGCTCCGCATTATCAACTACTGATACCAATGAAGTTTCGCCTTCTTTTACCAACGCTTCATTTGCATCCTTATATCCGGATACATAACCGTTTGTCAATCGTATTTTGCCGTTTAAATATTTCTCAAGTTCTTTCCGAAGTTTCTCGCCTGCCAGGTCGTTATCTGCCACGATAACTAATTCTTCTATTGGCGACTTCAATAGTTGCTCTGCCTTACGTTCGTTAAATGATGAGCCTCCGTTTGCCAATCCGAAAACCCCAGCCGTCATAAACGACATCGCATCTATTTCCGCCTCACAATATACTGCACGTTTAATATTCTGTCGATATACGATGTGTAAACCATATATCAAATCCCCAATTGGCTTTCCGTCCTTTTCGTACCAGAACGCTTTGCCGTGCGTTTTCCGATACTTTATATTCGCCAATCTACCGTTTGTATCAAACCACGGGATTACAACCGCCTGCCTAAAACGGTCGTAACCGATTTTCATTTGTCGTTGTACTTCCTCACTAATACCTCGTTGTTCTAAATACGGGTGTCTGAACGCGTACTCTTGCAACCGACCAAAATCGAGGGTCTTAATACCGTTCTCAATCCGGAGTTTCGGCGGCTTAAGTACGAGGTTATCGTAACTGTATTCCACACCGTACATTTCGAGTAAATAGTCTTCCGTTTCTTCATACGTGTCATTTCGCAAGTAAGATAACAGTTGAGTAAAGTTGCCGCTTTCCCATTCGCTATCAAATGCGCCTGAATCTTTCCATGTGCCGGCGTAATCCCCTTCTAAGTTGACGAAGAAGCTCGGCGTGTGTTCATATCGAAACGGCGACGCTGCAATCAGTTTATCAGATGACCACCGTACATTACCCCATGAAAACTGCCGTAACTCATACTCGATGTCTACGTTTACGTCTTGTCCACGAATCTTTATCGTTGCCATTTAAACGCCCTCCTAGAATACACTCGTAAATTGCTTCGCTACCTGTTCGCCTGTTTCCATCTCTTTGATAACGCCAATTTGCGGCATATAAATAATTTCGGCTGATTCACCTTCGCCGCCGTCACGCCCTTTATTAATGCCGATCATACCTCGTCCTTGTTTAGCGTCAGTATCTACTGCGATAAGTAATGCGGCATCTTCTAATAGTGCTTTCGTTTTCTTTACTTCACTACGTTTCGATAGCCTTAACTCGCGTTGACCATCTTCATCCTCATTATTATCGACTTCGTCCGCTTGTGTGATGGCGAACATTACTACGCCTGTCTTACCGGCTAATCGACGCAACCTTTTCGATGTTTCCGCTGCGTCCCCACCAGCCGTTTTCGATGTATTTTTCTCATAATCGAGATAGTAGAACGGATCGACGATAACAACATCGGCGTTCGTCTCCGTAATATCTACTTCTAATTGACGTAAATCCCTTCGGTGAAAGTCGTCATCATCTACGCCTCGTACGATAATATTACCAGGTAGAATTTCGTTGATATTCGCTAAGAACGTTTTAAACCCTTGTTCAAATTCTTCTGATAGTTTACCGTGGCGAATTTCCTTCGAATCAAATCCCGCTTCTAAATTTACGCCATCTAATTCAGCTACTGTCGCTCCGATACGCGATGAGATCGAAGTATATAAACGTACCATTCCCTCAAACCATCCCATTTCCATTAACCAAATAAGTACGTTTGCTCCTTGGAACGCCATTTCCACACCTTCTTCGATAGTCGTTGCGGATTTACCCCGCCCTGACTTTCCGTAAATTGTGTAAACATTTGAAGAAACATAGCCACCAATCGCTTTATTAATGAATGGAAAACGGCTGTTCCAAATGCGGTATGACTCGCCTTTTTTACGACGTTCGTATTCCTCTAGGAACTTGTTCGCATCGGCTTTTAAGCTTGTTCCCACTTTATCTCGAACGTTTGTTCTAATTATAACTCCGTCAACTCTATCTCGCAACCATTCTAGGAAACTATTTCCGTCTTTTTCCTCAAATTGGGTAGGTGCTTCGTTTTGTAATAGTTCCATCACTTCGATCTTAGCGCTATAGGACTTCACCTGTTTCGTTAAATACTCGAAACTATCCTCGACATTTGGTACGTAAGTAAAGCCGTCGACTTCTGCTACTAGTGTACGGAAGTCCGGCGTTTTCCCTCGATTAGTCTCTACGTAATCTTTGATAAAACGGTACGCTTTCCGTTCAGCTTCTGTAACAAAATCCCGTTCTGTTACATAGTTGAGTTGGATCGCTTGCGACGAATCTACCACTTTCGATAAAAGCATTTCTCCGTAGTTCAATAACTACACCTCCAATTAGTAATCTATTAAATGGATTATATTCAATTTTCAAGGAGTTGTTCAGCTTATGAATTAACCTTAACATATACAAAATCTCTGTGCTTTTTAAAAAATATCGATCAAAATTTCAATTTACCTATACTTTTAATGATTTTTGAAGTTTACGTATGATTTTCAATGATACTTGAGTAATTTCTGCATATAATTTATAAAAGCCCAAAATTATAAAATATGCTATAATACAGCTTTTATCCATTAAAAAACAGAAAAAATTTCTCCTTTACAAAAATGTAAATATTTACTATTTAATACAAAAATGTTTTTTCATCAATTTCCTTCATTGCTGCAAGTTCTCTAGAACCGCTCGCATTCTCTCCGCCATCTCTCGCTTCTGATCCTCACTATACGTTCGTAAGCGTTTCATGCTTACGTTCTTTTCTTGTAGCGTACATTTCACCGCTAGTGAGTTGCCGTCACTATCACTTTCGATAACTGTAACGTTTTCCTCTCCGACTATCTCTACTAGTTTTCGAATGTGTTTAGGAACGCAAGAGTATGCACTCCATTCCTTCGTTTCGTTGTCGAAAGTTAATACCGTTTCTTGTTCTTTCGTTGGGTATGCGGTCATTGTTTAGCCTCGCTTTCTATTCAAAGGATTATTTTGTTAAGTTTTATAATGCTCTCTTTTCCCTAAGCAATTGAATGTTATTGATTACGACTGTATGAGCGTTGCATTGTTCCTTTAATATATCCATTAAATCTAGGACATCTTTTCTACTATTTAACTTAGAACGACTATTGAATAAATACGTACAATCCGCATTACCGTTATTTTGGTAATACTTATAAGAAATCAAATATTCGAATCTGCGTGGTCTCATTTCTTTTCCTCCCCTGAATAAAAATCAATATTCCGTCAATACTGTAGACAACCTAGTTGAGACAAGACCTCCATTAGGTGAGCAGTTAGCTTTCGCACTCCAAGCCTTGCTAGCTGCTCTTATTTAATTTCCCCTTTTCTACAAAATGAAATTTTTATTATAAAAGTAATTATTAAATATCTAACACATATACATTGTAATAGGATAGGTATTTGGTATTAGCATTGCATTAGGAGGAGCGCTCTGGTCAAGTGCTTCTCTTTTTTATAAAATGAAGTTTTTGTTTAGTTTTCTAAGCGTTATCCAAACTATCATCTCGCTTCATTTTCATTTGATGATATTCTGTATAATTCAATTCTTTTAGATCATCCACTTCCGCAAATGCATCACATTCCATACACACGTTTTCTAAGATATCCTGAAGTTTTTCTTCTAAATCTTCGTCATATGCTTCTTTATAATTTGAAAACATTGAATTAAGATTAACTTTCTCTTGAGTTGTCATAACGTCAGTCACGTTTCCGTTGTGGCAATATGGGCATAGTACAGCATGTTTTGTTTCTAAAATCTCTTTATTTATAAGCCATTCTAATAATTGTTTTCTTACCTTTTCATCCCTTGTTACTTTCCATAAACCACTCACATAATTTCCAACTCGATATCTTACAAGCTCTTTATCTAACTCTATTTTCTGTTCTTCATTCAAAAAATCTATTTCATTTATAATCGGAAAATGATGTACACCTAACAATTGCGGAAATTCTTCAATTTTCATTTCGTCTGTCATTTTGCTAATTTCATAAGCTAAGCTGCGTAACTTTGTGTCATACAATTTACCTTTAAATGTATTTAGTTCACGGCGATTAAATTGCTTCCGTAGATCATCTATAGAAATATTCATTAGGAATTCATTGAACTCTTTGTATTTCGCTAAAATTTGTTCTCTTATATCCATCATTTATTCTCCTTTTCTAATAAAATAGCGTTTTGGTTTAGTTTTATTAATCTACAATTTCAACCGATAATAAGTTGTAAAAAACATCCTGCATTTGGTCACAAACACCTTCTATAATTCTGTCCTTCAAATCTACACCGTCGAGATCTTCTAGTATTTCAAGATCTATAGCAACCCTTACTATTTCTTTCATCTCTCATTCCCCTTTTCTATTAAAATAACGCTTTTGTTTGGTTTTATTACCAACCGAAATTAGTAGGAACATACACTTGCTGTTGCGTTCTAATGATTTGTCTTAAATCAGTTTGTGGCGGCATATGATCCGTTTCTGTTACTCGAATTAAATATCTCCATTCATGTTTCGTCGCTTCAATACCACGATGGATATCAAACCAATCAAACTCAATTGGTGTACATGTAGGAGCTGTAAATACTTCTAATTCTCCTGATGCAACTTTTTCTCTCACTTGTTCATTTACCATGCCGTATAATTTTGTATTTGGTTCTTCAGGTACATCTAACTCGACAGGTTGTCCAATGAATTCAGTTAAGCATCCCTTACCTGTTACAAGTAAATGAAAACGGCTATTGCTCATTTTCTCTTGAGCAAATATATTTGGTTCTGCTTTCGCTTCCGGTCGTAATTCAGAACCTCTTGGAACACCATCACTATGCCAATTAGGAATCGCCGGGCACATACCAGGCATTAACATATGAACTTTTGTATCTACAACAATATATTTGCGATCATGACGTAAATTCATTGCGCCAATAGCTGCCTTTGTAAGCTCACCCCCATATTTCAAAGCATCATCTAATGAAGCGTTCCATAATACTGGTGTATTCTTTAATACTTCAATACTTGGCTGTTCAATTGCTTTATCGTACCCAATATGAACTGGATTTCTATTAAATTTAAATTTAGCTGTTTTCATTTTCCGTATCTCCCTTAAAATAACTATTTTGTTAAGTTTTTATTTTTGGCTTCAATCACTAGCAATGCAGCCTTACAGATAGCCAATGGCGCAATTTCACAGACAGCACTTACCTCAATATCATCTAATTGGAAATAACATTTTGTTTTTAAAGAAAATGATTCTGGTGTAGTTAACTCAAACCAAAAATCATAATCCTTTCTCATTTTCTCTACAACTTGCCATGCATCTCGGATATCATTCGAAGGGTTCCACGTTTGTTTTAAAGTCCAGTTACTATTTTCATCAAACCAAGCTGCTACATATTTCATTTTTTGCAAGTGCCATCCCATTACTTTTTCTGCAATTGAATTGTTAATTTCACTACTTTCCATCTCTCATTCCCCTTTTGAATAATCTTTTTTGTTTTACACATACTACATCTGAGCCGCTCTCTCCCTGGCTTCGCTCTTTCAAAACGGAAGGCACTCCTCCGTGCAGTGTATGAGCATAGCGGGCAACCTAGTCAGTTGCCTGTTATTTTTGTGTATAGGCTTAAAGATTCTTTTACAAAATAACGCTTTTGTTAAGTTTCTAATCTTTGTATTCCGTTGCAATAACCTCAGCAACACCTATATCTTTTTTCACTAAAGCCTCTAAGAAATAAAACGCTTCAAATTCTCCTTCATCCGCTCTGATATCTTCAAATTTCTCTTTTTGTTTTTCATCTAGTTCGTATTCAAATGTTACTTTTACTTTCATTCCGTTCCCCTCATTTCTTAATAAAATTCAAATTCTGTCTTACTTAACGCCTACTTTTTGATTCCTCCAATACTACGTTATAGATTCCGCCGGTAACTCCGACAATGAACATTGTTGCGAGCACTTCTACCGTACTGATTCCGCAAAAATAACTAAGCCAGAAAGCTAACGGTAGGTAGAGAAATGCACCGATAATAAGTTTCTTCATTTTCGTATTCCCCCCTTTTGAATAATCTTTTTTGTATTACATATACTATTTTCAAGTCGATCTCCCTACGACTTCACCCACTCAAAACGGAGACTTCTCCTCCGTGTCATGCAGGGACGTAGCGGGTAGCCTATCTGGTTACTCGCCGTTTTAATGTATAACCGTAAAAATTCTTGTCCATAATGACTAAAGAAGTTATCTTAAGCCATTTGTGGTGACCTCCAGCACATGATATTTGTAAGGCCGTTCTTGTAAGAGGAACGGTCGTTTTTCATTTCCGCATTCCCCTTTTCGATTCGCCTTCGAACGGCAACACCACGCATAAATCTCGGACTCTATCGTACAACCTACGATCAAACACGCTCTCCAACTCGTCGATAGGAATGTTCGAAGTGTAAACAGTAGGTAATCCGTTCGTTACTCGATGGTTAATAACCGCATGTAAATCCCCTCGAAACGCCTCGGTTGCACTCCTTACTCCAATGTCGTCCAGTACTGCGAAAGGTGCCACCTTCGCGTTACTCATGCGCCGATAATATTCTTTCGCCGATTTCTCGGCGGTTTCACGCGGTATGTTTGACCGATTAAATTCGTTGAATAACGTTTGCCACTCGTTCACATCTAAGAAATATCCAGGTACTTGCAACGATTGCCTATTTCGTTGCAAGCTACCGATGTAATGTCGTATAAGCCATTCGTTTAAAATTACGGCTGCTGTCGTTGTTTTCCCCGTGCCAGTCTCTTCTGAAAATAAGTACATCGACTTAATTTTGTCCTTCGGGTCCGTTGTCTCACCCGTCTCAAATTGCCGTGAGAAAGTCGTTACTTGTGCGTCAATAATCTTATAGATTTTCGGTTGAGACGCTCGTACAGGGTTGTCCTGTAACGTTAAATGACGATATTCTTTCGGTAAGTTGGTCGCTGCCATGCGTCCTCCATTACCGTTATGTCCGTGTAGTGCGATGTACGATGTACACTGACGGTTACATGCTTCGCTTTTGTATAGCGAACAGTGATCGGATAGAATGCATTGCATTAAACCATCACCTCTTTGCGGTCAATACGTTCTTTCTCAAATTTCACCTTATAATGCTCAATCACCGCGTCTGCATCTTCGCCGGCTAATATTGCGCCACATCTTCGTATATCTAACCCAATTCCATGAGGACAGTTCTTATAGCAATGTTCTTCAATCGCTCCGATATACGGTAAGTCCTTGTTTGGGCAATCGTAACAATACGTATCTAGCAATCTCGAAGTTTCTTGACGTACTTTTTGACGTTGCTCTTTCGTATAGATTGACGGACCATTCGATACTTGCTCTCTAAAATGTGCTTCTGATCGAACTTGTCCGCTTCGTTCTTGCCCACATTTCGGACAGCCGTGCCCTCTTCGTAAATGTGAAAACAGTATCGTAAATACTTCGTTTGGATGATGCGGACATTTATACCGCATCTTTGCCGTACCTATTACGTACTTCGTTTCCAATAGCTCATAACCACGTTCTTCAAACTTCGCTTTCACTTGTTCAAACGTTAATTTAGGTCGTGCCATTTCTATCCCTCCGTTTCTAAATATCTCTCTCACTCAAACAGTTGCCTATTCTGCTTGAGATAACCGACGCTGCCACACGTCTTTGTATCACCCTACTAAATGAGAAAGTCTTGCACTTATATCTCTGTTAGGTAGTAATAAGTCTAAAAAATATCTATGTGTCAGAGATGGTTTATAACCATTAGGTAACCTAAAATTTTGCTGTTTAATTAGATTAATATCTTCAATAGAGATGCCGAATGCTTGTGAAATCATATGTGGATTATATCCTTGACGGACAAAGGAAACGACATCATATACTTTATTTTTACTTCCAATACGTTTAATGAGCTCTTTCCTTTCTGATGGTTCATTGTTAGGTTTTTGGATATATTCCCTCTTCGCACCAAATCCTTGTTGATAGCTAGGCGTTTCCGAATTAAAGCATGGTTTGTTTTTTAATATTAATACAGATTCATATACACTACGTTTTAAAGCGTCATCTTCTAAGAAATAGCCAATAGATGTGAATTCTTTGTAGCAATGATACGTGTTAGTAAACCCACCTAAATGGTCGCGTATTCTCGAACGTAGTCTCTTAGCTTTTCCGACATAAACAATCTCTTCTGAGTCATTCTTAAAAATATAAATTCCACTTTCTGTAGGTACCTTATTCGCTAGATCAATCGTCATATATTCTATATTCGGCACTACTATTTCCATCATCTCTCCCGTCGCCTCCAATAATATTAATCTCCCTTTTTCACGTTTAACTTGCACATTCTCGAAAAAAATAATTTATCCGGTTATAAATAATCGATAATTTCTTGAGTACTCACTTTCATATATTGCGAATCCTGCGAAAAACGAGCCTCTTTTCTACGAATTTCTTCAAGAACTCTCGGTAACAACCTAGATCGCATATACGAATACATAAACGCAAAGTTTAATCCGGGATACTCCCGTGTCGGCTTATAGTCGGCAAAACATGCGTCGATGAATCGTTTTGTTGCTTCCGGTTTATGTTCGGCGATGAACGTTTTTAACATACGTCCTTCCATCGCATAGCTGCGAGTGACATACGGAATTTTATAACGCTCTTCGTGTACATGTTTTAGGTACTCTCGGAATGTAGTTACGTTCCACTTTTCGATTGGTAGGTTGCGGAAATCTTTCGTTGATATGCGGGTCATTCTACACCACCTACTCCGTTTAATAGTTCGGGGTTTTCGTAGATATTTCCGATGATTTCATATCCATCAACCGTTGCATCCCAAAGGGAAGTTCTCCAATCATCTCCTCTATATCTAGGTGGCGTTTTTACTCTCCACGAACCTCTGAAATAGTCAACAACACCTGGAGCGTCAGTATTAAATTTTAAAATATCCCCTTCATAAATCTCCTTGCCGTTCTTATCCTTTAAGCCTGTGTATTGCATCCAATAACTGAAATCCTTGTCATCATTATTTTCAATCAATATTTTTATTCCATAATCTCTGGGGATACCGCTCCAGTCAACCATCCTATTTTGTTTCTTATTAAAAATACGAAACTTAATCTCTCTCATTACGTCCCCTCCTCGTCAAATAATTCGAATAACTTACTATGTAATTCTTCGTTAGACGCCTGCCATAAGTCTCGTCCGTCTTCCGTTTTGAATATGTTTCGGCGAATTAGCGCTTCGATATAAATTTCTTTCAGTAATAAATCGTGTAGCATTCGTTTGTTTGTTAGTCCTCCATTTTATTTCTCAACATACAACGTATGGTAATTATGTGTTAAACTTGTTAATATATAGGTGTTCTCCGATTGTGTTCTATGCCGATGGACCTGCTTATTGCGGGTCTTTTCCAATTGTTTAACGCTTGTCCTACCGATAACACTCCTCGTTACATACATTCGTAGGTTCCTTGATTCTTGTCTCGTTATTTCAGCGTAAAATTTACGTCAGTAACCTTTCGTTACTTGTCGCTCTTGTTGACGCTCAATCACTCCGCTTACACTTCCGATACTACACTCGACTTTCTGCTTAACGCCTTTTAGCGTGTGCATAACCGATTGCAATACCGCTTGATCGTCCTTTGCCTTACGTCGTTCCTTACGAATACGTTTCAGCTCTTTCAACAAGTGATTGCCACGCGCTGAAGTAAACGACTCAATTTCGATAGTATGTAAGATATCTTGCTGCGCTAAATCCGTTTGTGACTTGTGTGTATTCGTTTGTTGCATATCGGACTCTAGCGATTCTAATTCGGTTAGGATACGTTGCAATCGTTTCGTTACGTCTCTCATCGTAAACACCTCCGTATATTAATTCGTTTTATTTATATAAATCGTTAATACTTTTAAAACCTGACGATCTCACTTCGTTCATCGTACCCAATCATCTATTAGCGACGTTCTTTTATATAAGTAATTACCGCCGAATATATTAATGATGGAAGGGTATTTCGCTAGAAATAGACTTCAAGGTTTGAGCTTATAATCTTTTAGTATAGTTCTTTTAAGTCTAGTTAATATAAGTATAGTTCGTCTGCACTTGGCGACAGGGACTCCGTGACAAAATTAACAAGGACTCTCTTCCGTTTTTGTCAACCCCTCATTAAAATAATCAGGAAGCTCCAATAATACATAAAGATTAGTGGACTGCCCATAATCATCGAATCTAGCTTTAACATCAATAAGACCTAACTCCTTTAGCGTTCGCAATGACCTGCGTACTGTTCGTTCTGAACACCGTGCCCTTTGCGATATCGCTGATACACTTGGATAAGACTCTCTTGTATCATTATTCGCATAAGAACAAAGCACTGCGTAGATTAACTTGTCTACCGGCTTTGTAATAAAGCGCGTGTCATCAATCACTGCTTTCGTTACCATTACGAATTTATTTTGACGTAAATCAAGAACTCCATGTTTCAACTTTTCCCCTCCATTCAT